TCATACCAAAATTACAGAATCAGTCAATCCCTTTTTAAATACGGGATAAATATTATACTTTGATGGTATTCTGCCGCGTCCACGCTCGATCAATTCGATCGTTACGTGCTCGAATACACTCCGCATTATGCGATTCCTATCTGACTTATCCTCGGCCTCTGCATAGGCATCGAGAAGCGAATTAAGGTTTGTTCTTACGACATCCACATCAATTTTGTATTCTTTGGACTCGGGCTTTTCGCTGTTATACTTCTTTTCAAGTTCCGACAATTCCGCAAGCCCTTTATCGATCTCAGCTTTACGCTCATCAAACATTTCATCAGTATATCGACCGGACTCATATTTTTCAAAGATGAAATTCATTCGGTTTTTGAGTTCCTTGGCTCGCTGCTCAATATACTCGTTTACATCTGGAATAAAATTGTTTTGCTGTCCATCCTGCGCCAGATTGGCCACCAATTCTTCTCGCAGTCTATCTGCTGATAAATCTTTGAAATACCGGAGAACGTCTAACAGGTCTTCCTCTACAGATCGATATTTCACAAATGTGCAGCCAGGTCGAGTACACCATAGGAATTCCTTATGATACTCTACCACATCACCGGTTTGCTTTTCGTATTTTTGTACGCTGTATTGTCGAACCATTCTCCCGCCGCATTTGTAGCACACACATAGACCGGCCAATTCACAGGGAGAGAAGTCCATTTTTGTTCTTGGCTTATGCGCGGTGTCATTGATCTTTGCCTGAGCTTTGTCCCATGTTTCCTGGTCTATGATCCGGGGCATCGCATCATGGACGATAATATGCTCTTCCTCAGGCCGAGTCTCAATCTTCCCATTAACGCGCTTGGTGGTTCTGAACTTCAGGATCCCGATAAACCGCTCATTTTGTAGAACGCCCTTTAGATACGTGGGATGCCAGTTCTTTTTGCCTTTAGGCGTGCAGATGACGGTGTGTCGCGATAAATACGTAGCCAGCGCTCTAAAGCTAACATCCCTGCGCTTACCATCTGCACCATCAGGGACGCCATTCACATACAAATCAAAAATTGCTCTAATCTGCTCTGCCTGCTGCTCGTTGATATCAAGCTTTTTAGTGGCAGGGTTGTAGTCGAAACCGAAGGGAGCCTCCCCGGATACCCACTTACCTTCCATGGCGCGGTTAACCCGGCCGCCAAACAGCCTTTCCCTGGTCGTCTCAAATTCCTCTCTGGACATAAATAACTCAAATCTGATTTGTCTCAAATCGGATGGGTTGTTCGGGTCAAAGGTCTTGTATGGCGTGATGATGAATATCCGCTTATCTGTAATAAGATCATAAATAACTCCCATGTCCGTATAAGAACCGCGGCCCATACGAGATATCTCTTTGACTGCAATGGCTTGGAATTTTCCGGACTGGAGGTCCTTGATGACGGTCTGGAAGACGGGGCGGGTGGATATTTTATCTCCGGACCCAACCTCTGATCTCTGGTCGTATGGGATGCCTAGAGGCTCTAGCACGCGGTCCATGAGCTCTTTCTGAGCCTGCAACACATCCTCACCGGTGCGCCGCTCTTGCTCTTCATCAGCTCGTGAACGTCGCAGATAATTGAGGATGCTTTCAATTCCCAAATCCAATAAATCCTGAGCTCTTAATGCCATAATGAGCAAACCTCATTCCTTTTGGTTTTATCATGATCGCGTCTATTATAACCAATCCAAAAGGAGAGCCGCAATGATATCGACGAAAACTCAAAGAAAAAGAAAAGTAATCAAAAAGAATAAATTAAGTAACTATAAATACCTCATTAGGTTTTAGACGTGATATATTTGTAGCATAGGAAATCGAGAAGAGGACACCACAGGGGCATGAATGCTCTGCAGATCGGGTCGGCAGCTGCCGGCCTTTTTTATTGGAGTGGTGTAAAAATCCTTTATCGGTTTTCAGAACATCACCCGACACAACAACCATACCTGTTTGACGGTGGTAGGCGATAAGACGAGCGGCACCAGTTAGCTCCTCGCAATAAGACCTGCAGTAGAGCCGCAAGGGTAGAACAAGCGGGTCAAATGTTCTAAACAAGTTGAAACGCCCCTCTCGGCTGCTGGAGAGCACCTTTTACGTGTCTGAGGTTCGCGAGGGGCGTTTATCTGCGGACATGGTATAAAGGCAGTACCCCAGCCTTCCAAGCTGGAGAAGACGGGTTCGAGTCCCGCTGTCCGCTTTTGGTATGTAAATGTGTCTTAAATAAACAATAGCCCCCTTAACGAGGGGCTATTGTTGGTCCATTCCAATTTTTCAGGTTGAACATCATGTCATTGAACACGTATTCGATAGCAGGCATCACTAACGCGACAAAGATAATTCCCGCAACAACCGCTATTATTCTTTTGGATATAAAGTCCATTTAACACTCTCCTTTCTAACCTTTCTAATCTGGTATTTTCGACATAGTGGAAGGTATTTCCTCCTATGGCGTCGAATGATGATGTTGAGGAGGTGGGTCGATTTGAATAAGGATAAATTACGCTATGCCATCTTGAAAGAAGTTAACGAAGGAAACACTCCGCTTACAGAAGAGGATTTCGATGTAAGTGAAGGTGAGTTTGATGACGCAGTGAATTTTCTATCAAGAGAAAAGTACCTAACAGGATTGTTTTGGGCAGATGACAGACCACATGTCAACAAAATTGGGCCTGAAGTCACCGAACGAGGTGAGAATTACCTGAAAGAAAACAGCATGCTTTCTAAAACATATAGAGGCTTAAAAGAAGTAAGAGAATGGATTAAGCTTTGAGATAAACATCTAAGGGTCGATGCCTGACAAGGGTACTGAGGAGGTGAATGAAATTAGATATAAACATTACTACCTGGTCGAATGGTTCGATAAAGAAGAACTTGTATTAGCAGAAACGACTGAAGAAGCACTGTTATTATTTTTTAATCATCAAAAAGAGGAACGACATAAGAATGAAATGAGGCTTTCATTCGATCCAATGGAATTGAGAGTTAAAAGGTTACAAAGAGAAGACTTATTAATTAAAGCACCCTAAACGGTGCTTTTTCTTTTGCTCAAAAGGGAGGAGGGAGGTGATACAAAGTGATACGAAACCAGTCCATTTATATCGGGCCGACGATACCTGAGCACGGATTATCCTTCGGCCAAGTGTTTTTTAACGGCATCCCGCGCAGGGTGTTCGAGCTGATGCAAACATCAGCAGCGCTCCAGCGGCTGATCGTACCCATTCACCTTCTGTCCATCACCAATCAGCGCACTCGGGTCCAAGGATCGCCAGAGCAAAGAGCATACAGCCTGCTGGCCAGCAGCAGGACCACCAATCAAAATGATGAAGGAGTGACGCATATCATGAGCAGCTCATATTACGAAACGCCGGTACCAGGCCGGCAGTACAATAGTGCAGGACAAATCGTAAACCCGGCTGACGGTGTTGATCCGGACGGAGCTCAAAGGGTGAGGGTGTTGGGAACGGCAGCAGCTCAAACAGTGACGCTGCAGAACAACGCTACGGCTGCCGGCAACGGCACCCCATTCGCTCCGGAGAACAGCAATCATACACTGACGTTTGAGATCACAGGCACCAGCACCAGCCGCACAGTCGTATTCGAGATTGCGGGACCGAGCGGGGTTTACACGCCGCACACCGCTTTTAACGTGACTGATCCGACCAAGTTTGGCACTCAGACCACAGGCGGTAGCAATACAGCTCCAGAGAGCTGGCAGGTTGAGGTTCCGGCAGGGTATTCATTCCGGGCGAGGATTGGCGCAGTAGTTGGTGGGAATGTGGCGGTCAAGGGAAAGGCGGTGGGGTAGGTGAATTTAGGAAGAATAGCGCTGGCATTGGCTATGGATAAACCAAAGGGGCTTGCGTCCGTTGCCTCTCGCGGTAAATGGTATAGCGGAACGTCTGACGGAACAGCCATAGATGTGACATACAGATCGATGCACGAAGCCTTGTGTGACTTAGAATCACTGGTTCTTATGTATGGTAATTTTTATAATGACGGCAGGTCAACAAATTTAGGTGTTCCTAAAATTAATGTATCTATCGATGTAGATGGGGTAACATACCCACTATTTTTTGACAACGGCAATAGTCACAAAACTCTGCCGTTAGGAGCAAGGACCATAACGGATGAAATTAGAATCAGTATTAAAAAAGGTACGAGGTTTTTTGTACGCACTCATGTGCTTCTGAATACAGGAGAAAAACATCCTACCGGACTTACTGTCATTGGAGCGCAGAATCCCGGAGAGGGCCTTATGGAGGGGGATGCTACAGCAGGGACCTTCACAAGTCAGAACAATAACCCAAAGTATGCATACGCACCTTTAGTCATTTTAGGCGAACCAGCGCACAGGGTAAACTTCAAAACGGTCGGTTTTTGTGGTAGTAGTTCGTCCACCGGGGCGGGCCACACCAATACAAGAGTCGATAATTTTCCGGTTGGCGAAGTTGGTTTCATGCAAATCGGAGCTTTAAGAGCTGGGTGGGGATATGTCACAGCAGGGCAGAATGGTCAGAAGGCATCAGATTTCGTTCAGCTTATCAAACGAACTAACCAATTACAAATGTTAAAGAATTGTGATTTGGTAATAGTGCAGTATTCGAGCAATGACCTTGCCGATAGTTCAACCACGTTCGAAGTCTTAAAAGAAAATATCTTGAAGATACACCAAGTGTACTGGAATATGGGCATTCCGACAGCTCAAGTTACTGTTAATCCTAGGACAACATCAACAGATGGATGGACAACACTACAAAACCAAACACCAATCAATGCTAATTTTGCACCAGGGGCGAATAGTGCAAGAGGTAAGTTTAACGCATGGGTTATGAATAATAATGACGGTATTGTAGGTATTGACTGTAACAAAGGATGGGAGTCATCACCAGACAGCGGATTGTGGGCGGTAGATCCGACTCGTACAAGTGACGGAATACATCCTAACAACAACGGACATGGCTTCGTTGCGGCAGATGCAGTCCAGGATTATCTGCTGGCGTTTTAACTGAACAAACGTGGCAACACACCGAGTCAATAAATCAGGCAAAAGAGCCCCGCCCTTCACCCGGATCGTTAACAGCTCGCTGCAGGATGCCAGGCTCTCTTTCAAAGCCCGCGGCTTGCTCGCCTACATGCTGACCAAGCCAGACCATTTCCGCTTCTATCTGGACGAGCTGACCAAGCATACGACCGAGGGTAAGGACAGCATCCGGGCTGCGCTCAAAGAGCTTGAGTCATTCGGCTATATCAAGCGTTACGTCATCAAGGACAGCCGAGGTAAAATCATGTCCTGGGAGATCGATATATACGAGCATCCAGGATCGGGTTTTCCAGTTGTGGAAAATCCAACACTAGTAACGAATGATAAAGTACTAACGAATGATAAAAGATTAAATAAATACATCGCTTTTAAAAACGATGATCATTCCTATATCAAAACGTATCTGAAATACTTCAGTCAGAAGAAAAACAAACAGCATATGAGGATAACGGAAGAGCAGCATCAGATGATCTATGGTCAGATTGAGGAGATCCAATCCGCAGGCATCACCCATGAAGAATGGGAAGCTGAGGTGAGAGATCATTTTGAGACTCTACCGAAGAGCAACAATGGGAATATCATAGCATTCCTGCATGCAGCTCCGAGGAGGTTTGACGTTAATCTGGACATAGGTCACTCATGAGAGTGGCTTTTTTAATTCCATGAGAGGAATGAGAAGAATGCACATCTTCCACAGATGGAAAACGGTGAAGAGATTCAGCATCCACAGGTACCAAGAATGCAGCAAGTGCGGCAAGCGCAGAGTGATCCAGACATTCAAAGGTGGTCATCAGCCGATTGATACGTCATGGCTTAAGGGAGGTACATGGAATGAGTAACCCGAGAAAAGCTAAAGCAGTCGCCCAGGCTGCCAAGGCCATTCACACTGAGCTGCTGAAAGAGTTTGATAAGGAGACAGCGCAGCAGCTGCTGATCGCCTCGATGCCAACGATTACTGAAGATGTGGTCAAGACTACCCCTATCCGCCTGTATGATGGTGGAATTGTTGATCCTAATGAAATGGTTGTATTTGGCGACAATGGACCGGAGAGGATTATTCCTGACTAAAGACAGTAAGGGTGAGTCGGGTCGGTATGCAAAGGAGTTTGAGAAGGCGGCGGCCGAGCTTAAACTTCGAGGTGGATTGAAGGTAAAGGTTAACGTCATCAGAACGAATATAAAGGGGCATACAGACGTTTGAGTTTCCGAACCACCAGACATTCATGAGATACGTTTAAAGAGCTGAGGCGGGCGCTCAGGAGTTCACGGGTCCTTCTGGAGGTTCAAAATGAGTGCGGGTGCGAATGACCCCGATTCTGGTGCAGTTTTATTTTCAAAATTTTGCTTTCGCTTTCGCTTGGCAGGCAGCCGATCGAGGGCGTTTTTATTTTTCGCTTCGAATAATGCCTGAAATATTCAAAACAGTACAATTCCATCTAAAGACGAAAGTGAGGCGGGTTGATTGACAAAATCAAAGGCGAAAGCAGATAAGCTGCAGGACAAAGAAATATTGACATCCGAATTGGCTGCGATCGTAGGGAAAACGCCCCAATGGTTGCGTCAATTAACCCGTGATGGAATCCTGCGGCAGGTCGGCCGGGGCAAATACAAACTCGGCGAATCGGTGCAGGCATACTGTGAGCATGTTTCAGGTGGTAAAGAGGAAGATGCGAAGCCGAGGTTGATTGATTATAAGACGGAGCACGAGAAAACAAAGGCAGAAAAGGCCCTGCTTGAGCTGGAGCAAATGAAAGGCAACCTGCATGCAGCGGCAGATGTGGAACGCCTCTTGTCCGACCTGATCCTTACCACTAAATCACGGCTGCTCGGGGTGCCCAGCAGGATTGCTACCGAATGCGAGAATGAGCCTGCGGATGTAGTAGAGTCAATTGTCCGCCGGGAGATCGAAACCGCGCTGTCATCCCTGGCAAAATACACCCCAGATAAGATTGGGGGCGAATTGGAACATGGCAGCCCGGAAGACGGTTGATTTATTTTCACAGGCCAACAAGCAGTGGGAGCCTAGACGTCGCCTGAGCGTCTCAGAATGGGCGGATATGAACCGGGTACTAACCACAGAGAGCAGCGCGGAAGCGGGGCCTTGGCGAACGTCTCGGGCGGAATATCAGCGGGAGATCATGGATTCCATAGAGCACTGGGAAGAGGTCGTTATCATGGCCTCAGCTCAGGTGGGAAAAACCGAATTTCTGCTGAATGTGACCGGTTCATACATCGATCAGGAGCCTTGCCCGATTATGCACGTGCTTCCAAACGAGGATCTGATCCAGGCCTACTCCAAAAAGCGGCTCACTCCTATGATTAATAACAGCGAAGTGCTGCGGAATAAGATCGGCGTCGCCAAGTCGAGGGACAGCAGCAACACCATCGAAGAGAAATCCTTCCCTGGCGGTTATGTGACGATCGTCGGAGCCAACGCGCCTTCGGGACTGTCTTCCCGGCCAGTGCAGATTGTTCTGTGCGATGAGGTGGACCGGTTCCCGGTATCTTCCGGCAAGGAGGGTGATCCGATTGCCCTAGCTACGGCCCGGACCAAGACATTCCGGCATAAGCGCCGGCATCTATTCGTCTCAACGCCAGTGGACAAGGAAACATCTCGCATCCATCAGCTGTACGAAGACAGCACGATGGAGCAATGGTGCCTGCCCTGCCCTCACTGTGGGGAGTTACAGCCCCTGCAATTCAAGCGGGGCGAAGACAACGGCATCGTATTCGAGCATTATGTCTCGGAGTCCGGTGAGATCGTTGTGACCAAAGCCGAGCATCGCTGCGCATACTGCGGCAATCTTGGCTCAGAAAAGGAATGGAAGCGGGGCGAGGGTGCCTGGGTTTCCAGGAAAGAGCACTCCACCCGCCGGGGATTTCATATCAATCAGCTTTCCAGCCCATGGTCAGATTGGCGCGAGGTTGCAAAGGCTTTTTTGGTGGCCAAGAGAGAGGGCGTCGACAAGCTGAAAGTATTCGTCAATACGGTTCTTGGAGAGCCGTGGGAGACGAAGGTCAAAGGCATGGACGACAAAACGCTTATGCAGCGTCGCGAGAGATATGAGTATGAGGTGCCTGAAGGCGTGAAGGTGCTCACGGCAGCCATTGATACCCAGGACGATCGCTTTGAAGTCGAGATTATTGGCTGGGGGGCTGGAAAAGAATCATGGCGTATCGAATACCAACGGATTTATGGAGACTTGAACAGGCCCGAAGTGTGGCAGGACCTGGACAGGTTTCTTTGTCGTTCTTGGATAGGTCCAGAGGGCCGGGAATTCCGCATCATTGGAGCTTGCATGGACTCTGGTGGTCACTACACCAAAGAAGTGTACGAATTCACCCGTGCTCGGGAGCATCGCCGGATTTACGCGATCAAAGGCCAGGGGATTAACCCCAAAACAGCGGAGCATGTACCGTTTATCGCCCGGCATTCCCGGACCCAGATGTACAATGCGATCCTTATCCACTTAGGTGTGGATGACGGCAAGGTGAAGGTATACGACAGCCTGAAGGTCGGGGAGCCAGGACCACTGTATTGTCACTTCCCTGATGATGAAGGCAAGGGATATACGCAAGAATATTTCCTCGGCCTGACTGCTGAGACTCACAGGACGATCAAGAAAGACGGCGTCAAGTATAAGGTCTGGGTGAAGACCCGTGATCGAAACGAGCCCTTTGACTTGGCGGTCTATAATCGGGCCGTGGTGGAGCTGCTCCGGCCGAATCTTTCCTTACCGATTGAACAGCAGCCCAATGGCCCGAAGGTGGATCCGGATACAGGTAGTCAGCAGCGCGCTAGGAAGAGCAAGAAAAGAGGCGTGGCAAGCAGCGTTTAACGCTTGAGAGGAGGTGAATAGGAAAATGCCATTGTACACAAAAGAAGTAGCTCAGCAACACTTGGATGCCTGGATGGCAGCGGAGCTGGCGCTCTCTACGGGGCAATCGTACAGCATCGCCGGCCGATCGCTCACCAGAGTGAACCTAACCGAGGTCATGCGGCAGATTCAGTATTGGCAAAAGCAGTTGAATGATGCCATTCGTTTTGAGCAGGGACTGGGCCCGCGTCGAAAAGTGCGCAGGTATGTTCCGATTGATCTATGAGCTGGCTGGATAAAACAGTGGCCGCTGTTGCTCCAGGGTTCGCTGCTAAGCGTGAAAGGGCCCGAACGGAGATTGCACGGCAGCGGGCCGTACAGGACGTGTTCAACCAGGGTTACGGTGATCACGGAGCCAGCCGCAGAAAGAAGTCGCTCACAACATGGACCCCGGCAGCTGGAAACGCCGATGAGGACATCCACGCGAATCTCGAAGCTCTCCGTCCTCGGGCGAGAGACCTTTTCATGGGCGGATCACTCGCGAATGGAGCGCTCAAGACGCTCAGAACCAATATAATCGGCACGGGGTTAAAGCTAAAGCCTTCCTTCGATGCCGATTTTTTGCGCCTGTCTGAGGAGAAGTCGGCACTGCTTCGCCGGCAGATTGAAAGGGAGTTTTCCTTGTGGGCCGACTCCAAAGACTGTGATGCCGGCGGGCTTCAAAATTTTTATGAGCTGCAGCAGCTGGCCTTCCTGTCGTGGGTCATGAGCGGTGACGCCTTTGTCCTACTGCCATTGCTTGAGCGAAAACATACCGTTTATGACCTCAGGGTCCGCATCCTGGAAGCCGATCGATGCAGTACACCGAAGAATGAACCACTTGAGTCTATCAAGCGGGTGCAGAGCGGTGTGGAAGTTGATGCTGATGGAATGGTGGCTGCCTATTGGTTCTCCAGTAAACATCCCGGTCACTTTGACCCGGGTATGAAGTGGCAGCGGGTTGCGGCCATCGGGGAAGAGAGTGGACGGCGGAATGTTCTTCATCTCATGGAGACAGAGCGGCCGGAGCAGCGCCGAGGCGTTCCAATCTTGGCGCCTGTTATCGAATCACTGAAACAGCTGGAGAGATACACTGAGGCCGAATTAATGGCGGCAGTAATTAGTGGGATGTTCACCGTCTTTATTGAGACGGAGAGCGAGGATACTGATGCCTTCGGTCTATCTCCTGAGGGTCCGATAGAGAACCCAACAGGAGAACCATTGCCTAGCGGCGATGAAGATTTACAGCTAGGGGTCGGGGCGGTCCAGTTCTTGAATCCTGGGGAGAAGGCGACGATCGCGAATCCGGGGCGTCCGAACAGCGGCTTCGATCCGTTCGTCACATCAATCCTCCGGCAGGTAGGCGCTTCGCTTGAGCTTCCGTATGAACTGCTGCTAAAACACTTCACAGCGTCCTACTCTGCGTCAAGAGCAGCCTTGTTGGAAGCTTGGAAGATGTTCCGGATGCGGCGGGCGTGGATGTCAGCAGATTTCTGTCAGCCGATCTATGAGGAATGGTTCGCTGAGGCAGTGATCAAAGGGCGGATCGATGCTCCAGGTATATTCGATGATCCTCTGCTGTTTAAGGCCTACACCAAAGCGGAGTGGCACGGACCTTCGCAGGGTCAGCTCGATCCGGTGAAGGAAGCAAATGCGGCTGTTATTCGGGTCGAGAATGGATTCAGTACCCGTGCTCGAGAAGCTGCAGAGCTGACAGGTACGGAATATGAGAGCAACGTCCGGCAGCTGGCATATGAGCAGCAGATTCGGGAACAAAACGGCTTAGTTTCAGGAAAGAGCGAACAAGGCCTGAAGGGGGGTGATGAAGAAGATGCCGAAGAAGATCAAACTTAACGGGCCGGTTATCGGTGATGGGAGCGCATGGCTGTATGACTGGTTAGGTATACCTTACATTGGTGCCTCCAAGCTTTCAAAGGAACTGGATGCAGCGGGCGGCGGAGATGTAGAGCTTTACATCAATTCTGGTGGAGGTTCTGTCTTCGCAGGATCAGAAGTGTACACTCTCTTGAAAGAGTACCCCGGCAAAGTTTCGGCTAAAATCACGGGTGTTGCAGCCAGCGCTGCCTCCTATATCGCATTAGCTGCAGATGATATCCGTATGGCTCCACTTGCCCAGTTCATGATTCATAATGCTGCCATTGTTACCGACGGTGACAAGAGGGCTCATACAGGCCGTACAAACCTGTTGGCAGGAGTCGATGAGTCTCTTATCAACGTTTACATGAAAAAAAGCGGGAAAACACGCGAGGAACTAGCCGACCTGATGGACAGTGAGACGTGGATGAACGCGCAGAAAGCTGTCGAGCTTGGGTTTGCAGACGGGATTCTTTTCGAAGAAGAAGAGCTGCTATCGACAGCGACAAATAGCTTCAATGGTGAAATATCTTCGGAAGCGATGAACCAAATACGGGACATCATGATCAATAACATGTTGAAGGACGGCACCGATCCAGAGAAGCTACTCGGAAGTGGGGGTCCGCTAGCGGGTTTGGATTTAAAGGCTTTTGCACCGGAAGCTTCGGATGATGTCAAACAGGTTGAAAATAGCGCTGAGACTGCTTCAGTGCCAAAAAATATTAAAGAGCAACCAAAGGAGGAAGAACAGCCCATGAAATTGGAAGAATTGAAAGCACAGCACCCTGACCTATACAACGAGGTTGTGAATCTTGGTGTAACACAAGAAAGGGGCCGCATCACTGAACTGAATGCTCTTGCCACAGCGCCAGGAGCCGCTGAGATCGTCGCCAAAGCCATTTCTGAAGGAAAAACAGCAGGCGAAACTGCGATGGAGATTGTTAAGGCCTCTGCTGAACGTGTAGCCAATGAAGGTACTCGTCGTAATAACGACGCCCAGAACAGCGGTGTAGGCAATGTCGATTCGGACGAAGCGCCTGGGAAGCCAGATCCAGAAGCTGTATCTAAAGCCGAAGCCGATGCCCTTACTGCAGAAATCAATAACATGATTGGAGGTCGAAAATAATGCCAGCATACGAAAGCGTACCCTATGATAACCTGATCGCCGGAATGGTCCAGCCGATCGTCACCCAATCCATCATCATCGAGCCAGCGACTGGTGCTGTATTTACCCGCGGTACCGTAATGGCCAGAACAGGATTCGCGACTGACGGAACGTGGATCTGCACGATTGTTGATTCAGCAGCTGCCGGTGCTGCTCAAAAGGTTCCTGTGGCTGTTCTTGCAGATGAAATCGTGGATGCATCGACTGTTCAGCAGCGTGCTACGGTTTACACACAAGGCGAGTTTAATCGCGAAGCTCTGATTTTCGGCGGAACCGATACAATCGCAAACCACGAAGCTGCGCTCAACAACGCAAAAATTTATACCAAACGGGTTGTAAACTAAGGAGGGCTCACAACGATGGCCATTAAAGATCTGTATTCATTTCCGACTCTGTTGAAAGTAATCGGTCAGCTGCCGCCGCCAAGCACTTATATCCTGGATACATTCTTCCAAGACGGCGAGTCATTTGAAACCGAGACTGTAGAAATTCAAACGATGAAAGGCAATAAGCCGATCGCACCTTATGTGTCCGAACTGCAGCCGGGCAAGGTCATCCAGCGGACAGGCTTCACGGCGAAACAATACAAGCCGGCCCTGATCAAACCAGCTCGCCCGATCACTGCTATTGACCTTAAGGTGAGAGCAGCCGGGGAGAACCTGATCAATCCGGATCAGCCAGAGGTGCGGGCCCGTAAACTGCTTGCAAAGGATATCATCGATCTCCGGGATACCATCACCCGGCGTCTTGTTCAGCAAGCAGCTGAACTGATGTTCACCGGCAAAGTAACCCAGGTCGGTGAAGGTGTGAGCCAGGTTATCGATTACGATTTCACGAATATCGTAACCCTGTCTGGAACGGACCTCTGGAGCGATCCGAATTCTGATCCAATTGGATTCCTCGCATCTCAGCGTAAAGTGGTCATGGATGGGAACGCTCCGACTCCGAATATCGTCCTGGCTGATTATGACGCTGCCGTAGCGCTGATGCGTCATCCGAAGATCCTTAAGCTGGCCGAAAACAGAGGCGTGGATGTCGGTACGATCGATACCACACTGCTTCCTGACGGTGTTACCTACCACGGCCGCCTGCGTGACGTTGGACTGGATGTATACAGCTACACTGGCACTTACACCAACGATGCTGGTCAAGAAGTTCCGTTCATTCCAGCCGGCACAATCGCGATCATGTCCACAAGAGACAAGTTCACGTTCCACTATGGAGCGAATGTGATCATGGATCCGCGCTCAGAGCAATTCGTTCGAGTTATGGGTAAAATCACGCCGCAATCCTGGGTAACTGTAGAACCGGCTCAGCGCTGGCTGCAGATGCTCTCCCGCCCGTTGCCTGTACCAGCAAACGTTGCTGGCTGGGTTGTCGCGAAAGTACTTTAACTTAGAGGAGGGAAAATACGATGATTCGAGCAATTAACAAGGTTATTCATAACGGAAAACTTTATCAGCACGGGAAGGAAATCCTCGGTTTGACCGAAAAAGAAGCTCAGCGATTACTTGAACTGGGGGCTGCAGAGGAAGAAGGGGATACATTCTACGAGCCTGAACCTGATAAGGATAATCCGCTTTTGAATGATCTGACTACACCTGAACAATTCACAAAATTGAAGGCGGAGGAGCAGAAGGAGTTCCTTGAATCACTATCGATCGATCCAGCTGGGAAAGCGGAGGATCGTGTCGCCCAATTTGAAGAATGGTACACCGAACAAGTGACAGCTGACGACCAAAACTAAGGCGGTGAGAGGCTATGAACCTTCGAGAGCAGATGGCGAAGGATGTCCAACTGACCTTCATGAACTCGAATGAATTCGCCGAGATCCACACGGTAACGACCTATACAAACGATGCTAAACAAACCGGCCAAAAAGACCGGCAGCTGGAGATGATCGTCGAGAAGTTTACTCTGGACGGCAAGCCGATTCAGAGCGCTGATGGGGTTTCCGCCCACAATGTCATTATCCATATCGATCCCGATGTACTGGTGTATACCCCAAGGGTTGACCAGTATTTTTATTTGGACTTTATGCGGTATACGGTCAAGGGCGTCTCCAACGACACGGGCATCCTGAAGATCGTCCTCGAGGCAAACGGTAAGCGGCCATGAGTAATTTTATCGATGTTAAGGACAACTTTCAGCAGGTCAATCGGTCACTGAAGCAAATGGACAAGGCTGTTCGCAAGGCGGTCTTGTCCAGCCTTAACCGGGCCACGCAGCGTTCAAAGACAGAAGCCGGGAGAAAGACCCGGGAACGGTATTTGGTCAAGCAGAAGGAAGTTGTCGAGACTATTCGAATCAAAAAGGCATTCGGAAACAACCTTCAAGCCACTTTGACTTCGCGAGGCCATAATATCCCCCTGATCAAATTCGGTGTAACTCCCAAGCGCAAGCTTAAGCGAGCACCGAAGTTCTTAAAGGCTGCGGTCTACCGGGGAGGAGCCAAGAAGCCGATCCCGGGTGCCTTTATTACGACAGCTGGAAGTCATACAGGAGTATTTGAGCGGGTAGGGAAGAAACGGCTACCAATCAAGGAACTGCGAGGACCAGCGGTACCTTCAATGGTGGGCAGTGAAGAGGTCCGGGAACACGTTCAGCAGGTGTTTGGTGAGGAAATGGAAAAGCGCCTGCCACATGAACTTTACCGTACTTTAGGGAGGCTGAATACGTGACACCGAGTTTGCTGATGAAACATCTGCAGCGGTACTTGCAGGAGATTACAAAGGATATGTTCCTTGGTCCACTACGGTTGCCTTTAAACATATATCTAGTTGATCTTCCTGCGCGGGCAACTCCGGAATACGAGGAAAATGACTACGGCACAGATATTCAACCAGCGGAAACCACATTACCGGAGGAACGAGACGAGCGATGGCCGTATATATCCGTCGTTTTTCTCGGGCCAGCTGAGGATAACGATGAAGGGTATCGCACGTTAAACATGGACTTTATATTTGGTTGCGAGGGATTGGGGCCGGATGGATACATGGATGTTCTGCATCTCATGGAATTTGTTCGAGCCTCTTTTTTACGCGAGACATATGAAGGGTGGCCGGCACGATTATCGCTTCCACTCTCCATGGGGTTTCATGAAGAACAAGCGGATCCCTACTGGACGGGCTATATGACCACTACATGGGAAATGCCATCAATCGAACAGGAGGTATGGAAGAATGGCTACTAAAAGAGAACGAGACAAGGAGCAACAAGAGCAGGAACAGCAAGACATTACGGCGGCATCTGCTCCAGAGGCTCCAGCAGCTGCTGATAAGCCGGTGCAGTTGATGTACATCGGGCCATCCATCCGCAAGAACGGGATTAGTCTTAGGACAAATCAGGTGTTCCTTGGCGGGCATCCGGCGTATCTCAAACCGTTGTACACAGATTATCCACATATCAGAGCGCTGTTTGTGCCGGTGGTTACCCTGCAGGAGTCCTTAAAACAAATCAGAAAGACGGGCACGGCATTGAATCATGCTGCCCTGTCGATGAAAGGAGTTTAACCATGGCTGAATTTCACGGTGTAAAAGCCAAAGAGGTGTTTCAACCGAAGGCAGCGGTCGTTCAGACGAACACGCTGCCTATTTATTTCGGCACGGCCCCGATCAACCAGGTCGCGAACCCTGCCGGAGCGGTGAATAAGGTCATTCTTGCTAAGAATCTGGACGATTTCCGCACCAAGCTGGGCTATTCCGATGATTGGGAGTCCTTCACGCTCTGCGAGGCTGCCCACGCTCATTTTGTTGACTCGGAGCAGGGACCAGTTGCCTTTGTGAATGTCCTGGATGTGACGGACGTAGAGGCAGTGCCAGCGGCTGCAGCAACGTTTAAGGATGGCATGCACACAATCGACACAGAGGGCGTGCTGAAGGACTCTGTGACGGTGGCAGACGGCTCCACGACGTTTGTACAAGGCACTGACTATACGCTGACCTTCAACGCTGCTGGTAAGCTGGTGATTGCCATCGTAAGCGGCGGCGCGATTCCGGCGGGGACCACATCCCTGCAGGTCGGATACAGCGCTCTGAAGCCATCCAATGTGACGGCCAGCCGGATCATCGGCGGCACGGACGCACTGACTGGTGACAGAACAGGGCTGGAGCTGATCGAGGACGTGTTCCTTGAGACATCATTCGTGCCAAACTTGATCGTTGCACCTGGCTGGTCGGATGATCCTGTAGTAGCTGCGGTCATGGTGGCCAAAGCTCAGGGGATTAACGGCCTGTTTGAGGCTCATGTGGTCACGGATATGGACGCAAGCCTGAAATACGTGGACGCTGCGTCGTGGAAAGAGGATAACGGATATATCAGCCACCTCCAAACCAATGCCTACCCGATGGCCTCATATAAGGGCCGCGTTTACCACATGTCCACGCTGGTCACAGCAGCTATGGTGGCAACGGATGCCCTGAACGAAGGCGTGCCTTATCAGACTCCATCGAATCAGCCTATCACTGCTGACGGCCTGCTGTACAAAGATGGAACAGCCGTCCGGATCCCGTACGACCAGGCTAATGCGCTGAACGCCAATGGCATTGTCACCGGCATCCGCTGGACGGATGGATTCAGGGCGTGGGGCAACTACACGGGAGCATATCCGGAGTACACGGATGCACAGCGTACATTCATCCCTGTGCGGCGGATGTTCTCTTTTATCAAAAACCAGCTCGTGTTGCGGCACTGGCAGCAGGTGGACAATCCGCTTAATCGCCGCCTGCTCGAATCGATCGCGGATGGAGCGAATGTCTGGCTTAATGGTCTGGTTGGTGCAGGGTATCTGCTCGGCGGCCGTGTGGAATTCCTCGCCGCTGATAACCCGGACGATCAGCTTGGTGCCGGAAAAATGGTCTATCGCATCTTTATTACTCCGCCTTCCATGGCTCAAGAAATCGAATTTGTCGTCGCTTACGACGTATCATATCTGGCTGCTTTGACAGCGGCTTAAGGAGGCTTAACTTCATGAAAACTATTCCGATCAAGGTCGAAGGTTTATCTGTTTTCCCGGAAGGGAGCAATAATAACTTCGCAACAGGTGATATCACCCTCCCGAATTTAACGCCTCTGACATCAACAGTGTCCGGGGCGTCTATTTTAGGAGAAGTCGATCTTCCTTCTCAAGGTCATTATGGATCGTTAGAGGTAGGGATCGCCTGGCGGACAATTAATAAAGAGGCATTTGACATGGTGAGTCCCGATTTTAAAGGGTTAGAGATCCGTGGTGCTTTCAGCGAATTCGATAACTCAAGAAGCAGCGTGGTAACCAGAGCGATTAAAGTGGTGGTTCGCGGCTTCAGCAAAAGCCTCGACCTTGGAACCCTTGCGCAAAATGCAACTACCGGCACAACAAATACAATCGAGGCGACATACCTCAAAATCTTCATCGATGGCCAAGCGGTTTTTGAGCTCGACAAATTCAATTACATTTGCCGGATCAATGGAAAAGATGCTCTGCTGGACGTAAGAAAAGCGCTGGGCTTGGCCTAAATAAGAAGGGAGAATTAATTATGAGTGATGTAGTCGCAAGGACAGAAAATCTGGAAGAAATCCAAACGGCCGGAACAGCGATTAAGCTGTCCCGGGCTATTACTTGGGAAGATACGGAATACAAAGAACTGACGCTTGATTTTGACGGTTTGTCCGGTGATGACATTATGGCCATTGAATCGGATTTTATGGATTTCATCGCGGGTCAGAAGAATGTTTTTGTGAAATATAAAACAGAGCATCCGGGCTATCACGCTGTCGTGGCTGCCAAAGCATCAGGTGTGAATCCGTTAATGCTCAAAAAACTCACTGCACGCGACTTCCTGAAAGTGACAGGTGCTGCAAAAGATTTTTTGAACGGTTTGGTTTAGCGGATAACCCTATTCGCAGTCTTATGAAAATCTCGATAGGGCTATCACGAGCCATGAAAGGCGATGTCTCATATTGGATGAGCACACCGATCTGGTTGCTTTTCGAATGGCATGCGGCTGCTAAAGAATTTTACGATGAAGAAAAAGCTCGAAAGGGAGGGGGATAGATATGCCGAAGAAATATCAAATGTCATTCGAGCTTAACGGCGAGATCGACCCCCGACTAAAGAGAGCCTTTAGCGATCTTGGAAGCGATGTGCTCGATCTCAAAAAAGACCTTAACTCCCTCCGTAAAGGCGGGAGCTTTGATGAGATTACACGCGATGCAGGCCGGGCATCTGGTGCCTTCGGTGAGCTGAAAGAGGATGTTCGTGAGTTTGGTCAAGTGTTCGAACGTACGCTACAATTTACCGGAGCCTACGCCATTATTGACAAATTAACCGATTCTATCGGTGGTATGATCACTACAATTGGGGATCTGGATGCACAGTCTGGTCAATTAGGTGCTGCCACCGGTGCAACAGCAGAGGAATTGGCAGAGCTGCAAGAAATTTCACAGTCAATGTACCGCGAAGGCCTCGGTGAAGGCGTCAATGACCTCACGGATGCCTTGATCACTGCCCGCAATGTCACCAAACAGCAGGGCGATGAACTCGCTCAGACGACGAGGAACGCTATTGTTTTGCAGGACGTGTTCAGGTTTGATATCCCTGAATCTGTAAAGACCTCTGACACCTTGATGAGGCAGTTTGGCATCACTTCTGAACAGTCCATGAACCTTCTCGCCCAGGGGGCGCAGCAGGGCCTGGATAAGTCCGGGGAGCTCTTAGACTCCGCAAATGAGTATGCACCTCAGTTTGCAGCACTTGGATACTCCGCAAATGAGATGTTTGATGTCTTTTCTGCCGGCTTGGAAGCAGGTGCCTTCAATCTCGATAAAGTAGGAGATGCGGTTAAAGAGTTTAACATCCGTCTCCAGGACGGCAGCGAAAAAACAAGCGATGCTATGGCTGCGCTGTTTGCTCCCGAAGGTATCGAGGATTTCACGGCTGCTTTAACCAAAGGTGGTACTAAATCTGCGCAATACTTGGAGCTGCTGAAGCATGTCTCCGCCGATACGGCCAAGGAAATGGTCAAGGATCTGCAGAAGGGCGGAAAGAGCGCCGAAGATACCCTAACCACGTTATCCGGTAGATTGGGTGAAGGATTCGGCATCCTAGACCAGTTGAGATCTGGAGCCATCAAAGGCAAGGATGCTATGCAGCGGGTCATCACTGAGCTCAACACCATTGAGGACACGGTTTACCGTAATCAGCTCGGCGTTGAGCTCTTTGGCTCCCAGTGGGAGGATCTGGAGAAGGATGTCGTCGGTGCTTTGGGATCAACCAACAAGCAGTTTGATATGACGAAACAAACTATGGAAGAGATGGCTGCTGTCAAATACGACAATCTGACGCAGGAGCTCAAGGTGCTCGGTCGTGAACTTATGGATGAGGTGATCATCCCGATCGGTGAGGACCTTATGCCGGTATTGAAAGACATGACAGCTTGGGCAAAAGATAATAAAGACGTCATTAAAGCTATCGGGCTCGCTGTTCCGGCTGCCATGCTTGCGAAAAATACCGTTGGGATCGCAAAGGATTTGGGTCAGGTCGGTAAAGCAGTGTTCGATACCACAAAGGGAGTCGGTAAATTCGGCGGAGTGCTGGGGCTGCTTTCGAATCCGATTGGGATAGCTGTTGGTGCGGTTGGCGCTCTGACGGCAGGGGTGATTGCATATAAAAATCACCAGGAAGAGGCGCGGCAGGAATTGCTCAACATGGGCGATGATCTGGAACATGTCTTTGATAATTATGAAGACATAGAACACCAGACAAAGAGGACTAGGAACCTGATTCGTGAGTACGATCGCTTGGAGGAGAAAATCAACGACACAGCTACGCCGGCTGCTATACTCGCTGAGGCGCGTAGGAAACAGAAAATTGTTGAGGAAGAGCTCATTGCGCTTAATCCTGAAATTCTCAAAGCCGAGGATGCAAAAAAGGAAAGCTTCCGGGACCAACTTGATCTAGCCAATCGCTTGAACACAACCGAGCTTGAACGAGAAAAGAGAAAGATTGACGCAGAGATTCTCGATAAGAAGTCTCAGCTGCCTGAACTCAAGGAAAATTACGATGAATTGACGTCGAATTTATCTGGCTTTGAACAGGCTTATGAGGATGCCCGCAGGTCGTATGTTCAGTATCAAGAATTTTTGACAGCTCAACAGAAAATTATTGATACAACTACCGGAGAAGAACAGGCTAGAAAGCTTTCTGAATTAGCCGATAGAATTGAAGCTGCAACTGGTAGATACTACGGCAATAACTGGGCCAATCTGGCTTTCGAAACACAGGACCTTAAAAAGGCTTTCGAATCAAACCTGATTAGTTTTGAGAACACAGAGAAAGACATCGCGAATGCCAAAGATAGCTTTCAAGAGCTGTATGATAAGCAGGTCGCATTGATCAATTTGAATCTTGGTGCACCTATTGATGAGCTGATGGGCAAGTATGGTGAACTGAGTGCAACAGAGAAACAACGTGTTGATGCAGCCAAAGAGCAGATCATGGAGCTTAATCAGATGATGGCCGACATGCCATTAGAGAAGACAATCAACATCGGCGTTCATTGGAAACAGTATGGCGATATGGCCGGACCGCGGCTGGGTGTGCAGTCCATGCAGATGTATGCTGAAGGCGGCCTGGCAAACAAACCTTCCATTTTCGGCGAGGCTGGGCCTGAGATGGCTATTCCAATCCGTAAAGATCAGCGCTCCCGTGATCTCCATGCTTTGACAGGCAAGATGATTGGAGTGGATCAGTCTGATTCAGGCGGAGGTCAATTTATCTACAGCCCATCAATAGTCATTAAGGGTAATGCTGATGAGCAAACGGTCCGCAGGGTAATCGGTGATGCGCAGAAAGAGTGGGAGTCGCATTTAGGCGCATATCAGCGCAATAGACAGAGGGTGAGCATGACACAATGAAAACTTACAGAACAATTCAGGGCGATACGTGGGACAGTATCGCCTTTTCTGTTGCCGGAAAAGAGTCATTTATGGTCCAGTTGATGAATGCTAATCCAGACTATGCCGAGGTGGTTATCTTTCCGGCAGGAGTCCTGCTGCAGGTGCCGGTTATCCCTGTCGAATCCGCCTCCACTTTACCACCCTGGCGGCAGGAGGACGGATCATGAAAACCGTGGTAGACGGCCGTTACGCCTATCTCATGCTCAAGTATAACGGCAAGGAAATCGGTACCGAGTATTTGAGCAAGTATTTGATGGATTTTACGTACTCGGACGGAGCGCCCGGGGATCAGGACAGCATATCAATCTCCTTGGATGATCGGGAAGCAAACTGGTTAAATGCCTGGAAGCCGGAATTCGGAGACAAGCTGATCGCTGAGATCACGGTTGTCAATTGGGATATTCCTGGTCAGAAGGCGAAGCTGCCCTGTGGCACTTTCGAGGTGGATGCCATCGACATAGACGGCCCTCCGGACAAGGTAATGTTGCAGGCTGTAGCTCTGCCCCTCGGGGGAGCTCAGGCGCAGCAGGAGCCCCGCACAAAGGCTTGGGAAAAGGTGAAGCTCAAGACCATCGCCCTAGATATCGCGGCCCGTGCGAAGCTCTCTTTGGTATACTCGGCCTCTGTAAATCCGACATATGACCGCCTGGATCAAACCAACCAGGCCGACCTCACGTTTCTGGTCGATATTGCAAAAGACGAGGGCATAGCAGCCAAGATATCAGGAGGTAAGCTCGTGCTTTTTGACGAGGCTGAATATGAGAAGAAGCCGGCTGTCGCCGATCTCGTCCGAGGTGAGAGCAACATTATCACTTATGGCTTTAGCGAGAGCAGCACGAACCGGGCGTACGGCTCATGTATAGTCACGTACAAACCTACAAAAGGGAAGCTTATTACGGGTAAGTACAGCCTGTCGAATGCAGCCGGCCTGCCAGTCCTTAAAATCAATGAGCGGGTTGAGACTGTGGCAGAAGCCAACCGTCTGGCCCGGAACAGACTGCGTGAGAAGAATAAACAGGCCGGCAAGGCACGATTTACCCTGGATGGGGATATACGGATTGCCTCCGGTGTAACGGTCAATGTAAAGGGATACGGAAGGTTTGACGGTAAGTACATCATTGAGAGTGCGCATCACAGTATTGGTATGAATCCTTATCAAACTGACATTGAAATTAGAAAGGTGCTGGGGTGGTAAATCATGAAGGTTTTTCGAACAGGAGTATGCTCCACATCCAGTCCGGCTGCCGGCACGATCACAGCTGTATTTGAAGACCTTGAAGATGCAGTCTCCGGCGATCTTCCAGTCATCTCTCGCGGTGGTTGGGCACGTAGCAACGACCTGCCGGAACCTGGTCAAGAGGTGGCCTGTTTGTTTTTTACGAATGGGATCTCAGATGGGATATGTCTTGGTGTGATCGATGATAATGACCCTCCGGGCGCTCCGGATCAGAGAGGGGTTTGGTTTGAGGACGGTTCATACGTCTATTACAACCGGTCCTCCAAACAGCTCATGGTTAAGGCTTCCGGCGGCGTATCCCTTGAGGGCGATGTGACCATAACCGGCAGTTTAACAGTTGAAGGCAGCATAACGCGAGGCGGTGAGACCATATGAAGTTAGGGCTTGGAGCACTGGGGGATGTGGTCTTCATATCGTCGTTCAAGACCCCGATTAAAGTGCGCACATTCCGGGATTTCCAGCGCGATTCCTCGGCCAGATGGGGGAGCAATGATATACACCTGCATAAGCCCCGCAGCCAGTTTCTCGGCCCGGGGCTTGATACGATATCGTTCTCCATGACACTGGATGCACGGCTTGGTATGAACCCCCGGAAAGAAATGGAGAAGCTTCTGGTCTATCAGCGCGATGGAAAAGTGCTCCTGCTGCAGGTAGGCGGGAAGCCGCTAGGGCAAGGAAAATGGAAGATCCTGAGCCTGTCCCAATCCTGGGCTGACATTGACCGGGAGGGCAACCTGATCAAGGCAGATTTATCGATCACATTGGAGGAATACGTATGATCGAACATACAGTAAACGTAACGCAGCCGGCAGCCATGAGATTTGGGCTGACAGGCATTGAATCCATCAAGCAAAACATACAGGTCATAGCAACGACATACGCAGGCACGGTCCCTCTGGATCGTGCCTTAGGTATATCTCCGGGAGTCGTTGACCAGCCCGAGGTTATAGCGCAGGCTCTCTTTGTGAATGAGCTCATGGCAGCCATCGAGGAGGGTGAGCCGCGGGCTCAAATCACTGACATAGACTATGAGCAGACCCCGGAAGAGGCGGCGCAGGGTAAATATCATGCTGTCATCAGGTTTGTTGAAAGAGAGGTGCTGTAATGGCGCAGCTAGTCGAATTACCCGATATCAAATTTGTCGAGGATGACGCTGACAAGGTCTTTTTAGACGTGGTCACCGTGTTCCAAGGATTTACCGGGCGGACCTTAAACCGTGCGGATCCGGAAATGCTAGCTTTGCGGGCCTTTGCTCAGCTGATCATCCAGCAAAGGGTGCTGATCAACAAGGTGGCAAAAGGAGAGTTGCTGAGGTATGCAAAAGGGATTGTCCTGGACTACTTGGGTGATCCGGAAACACCCCGGCTGCAGGCGGAGCCGGCAATCACCACAGAACGCTTTACACTCTCAATTCCTTTGGTCACTCCGCAAATTATCCCAGCTGGAACCCGCATTGCTCCCGAGGGGGCAGAAGGTTCTATTTTGTTTGCAACCAAAGCAGCGGCGACCATCCCTGCAGGGGTGACTACAGCAGACGTGCTGATCGAGTGTCTGACGCCTGGCGTCATCGGCAACGGCTTCTTGCCGGGTCAGCTGACCACGCTCATCGACCCCTTGCCGTTTGTGGCGTCTGTGACAAACCTTACGACTACAGCAGGCGGCGCAGATACCGAGGATGATGATTCGTACCGTGAGCGCATCAGAATGGCCCCTGAATCCTTTTCTACGGCCGGACCGGAAGAAGGATACGAATACTGGGCTAAGTCAGCGAGCGCCGCCATCGTGGACATAGCGGCTGTCTCCGAGTCGCCGGGAGAGGTTACGGTGGTACCTTTGCTGGAGGGTGGACAGATACCTATACAGGCTGTACTTGATGCTGTAGCTGCCAAAATCAACGGCAGACGGATACGACCTCTAACGGATCGAGTGACCGTCCAGGCTCCGGAGGTTGTGTCTTACGACATTGATTTGACCTATTACATCCACCGCGATCGTGCCGCAGAGTCGGCTGTTATTCAGGCTGCCGTAGACAATGCGGTAATGGCGTTCAGGTTGTGGCAAAAATCGAAGCTGGGGCGTCCGATTAACCAATCTGAATTGATCAGCAGGGTGATGAATGCCGGGGCTCAGCGCGTCGAGCTGATCAGTCCAATGTATACGCCGATCACAGAGCTGCAGGTCGCGCAGGAAACAAACGTTAATGTGGTATTTGGAGGGCTTGCAGATGATTAACATAGACCAGATCAGCGTGTATGACCTGCTGCCGCCGAATGCACAGGCAGATCCTACCGTCTCGGCTGCGGCCAGGGCGCTGGACAGTCATGTACAGCTGCTCAACAAAGAGGTAGAGGACTTGTCCTTTTATCGCAGGCTGATGCAGGGCCGGATCACGGATGCAGAGGCAGACGAGCGGGCTTGGCAGGATCACGTGGACTTTTGGGACACCACGCTGCCTCTGGAACAAAAGGTGCAGCTGCTCAAAAATGCGAAAGAGTTCCACCGGATCAAAGGGACGCCCGGCGCGATCGAGGACCTCATCACAATCCTCTTTGGTGAGGGTAAGGTCGAAGAGTGGTTTCAGTATGGTGGGGAGCCTGGATATTTTAGAGTCACCACCAATAATCCGGAGGTAACCCTGGACCGTGCACAGGAGTTCTACCGTGCGGTCGAATCGGTAAAACGTCTCACCGCTCACCTGGAAGAGGTGATCTTGTCACAAACCGAGAGCTTTAACCTATACCACGGCGCGGGCGTCCACGTTAGCGAGTACATCTTAATCAGGTAGGTGATCAAATGTCTTCATTTAGTGCAAAGGGATTAACAAACAAGGGCCGATCATTACAGGCCAAGGCCCAGGCAGGAGCGCAACTAAAATATACCAAGGTCGTAATCGGAGACGGTCAACTCGGGGGGCAGTCCATTACAGCACTTACAAACGTGATCAGCTCTAAAAAGACAATAGACGTCACGCGTTTAAAAATGACGCCGCCGAATCAGGCTACGGTGGGATTTGTACTGTCTAATCAGGACGTTACAACGGGCTTTTACTTTCGAGAAATCGGCGTTTTTGCCATGGACCCGGACGAGGGTGAAATTCTATATTATTATCTCAATGCGGGAGATACAGCAGACTATATTCCGCCTACCGGGACCGGGGATCTAATCAACAAAAATTTCGACGTGCTGGTTTATGTGGGCCAAGCCCAGAGCGTGACGCTTTCGGTCGATACAAATCTTGCTTATGTTACACACAAAGAACTCGATGAAGCATTGGAGGGTCTGGACCCTGATATCCCGGATGCCTCTCTAACCCAAAAAGGACTCGTGCAGCTTTCGAATGCAACGAATGGTACAAGAGAGAGCGTCGCAGCCACAGAAAAAGCGGTCAAGGCTGCATACGACGAAGCCCTCGCGGGAAAGCAGCTTGGAGTTGAGCGTAAAGCGGAAGTGGTTGCCGCGCTTAACTTCATTGGTGTAACGGCATCCACAAGCGAAACATGGGCTCAACTCATTCCTAAGATCGCGGCTGTAATCCGCGCGAGCGGCAATGCAACGGCAGCTGATCTCTTGGCTGGGAAGACGGCGAGTAACGCAAGCGGTCCGATAACGGGCAGTATGCCAAACCGGGGCGCACTCACGTTGACGCCTGGCCCATCAGCACTTTCTATCCCTGCAGGATATCACAATGGTTCTGGTGTTGTACCGGCGGTGGTGGTCCCAGCAGGTAATGTGCTTGCAGGCACGACGATCGCCGGGACACCCGGCACAATGCCAAACCGCGGCGCAGGCGGAACCGTCACACCGGGCACAATAAACCAAACCAAGGATGCCGGGTATTATTCTTCGCCAATAACGATCTTGGGTGATCCTGATTTAATCGAATCAAACATACGAGCAGGCGTGAATATTTTTGGGAAAAACGGGACGCTTCAAGAAGGAAAAAAATACATCGAGATCCAAGTGGGTGCTCTTGCCGGAAACCAATCTCAGCAGATCGATCTTGGTTTTGAACCTAAAGTGGCCGTTGTGTATGGCGTGAGTAATGCCTCCAGTTATCCTTATGGATCGTTGGAGGGTGAGGGCTTGGTGAAAACGCCGCCGATGCCGTCATCGGGGCAAAGTAACTATGTGACTATAATAACTTTCAAGGTTGGCGGTAGTTATTTGAAAATTTCGCCAAACCTACAGCGTGTGTTAACCGTTTCGAACACGCAAAGCGGATCTTATAGAGACGTAAAGGTCTGCGCGTGGGAATAATAAACTGAGGTGAGAAAATGACATTGTATACATTTGGGCGCTGGATCTATTACGACAAGATCACAGGCGAAATCTTGCATAATACAGGGATAAGTCATTCAACTGACCCGGAATATGAACTCAAGCGAAAACCGTTTGAGGCTGTATCGAAACTGCAAGAACGAGATGCATCAACGGTGGAGATTATAAAACTTGAACCAGAAGACTATGAGCAGGATTTCCGGGAGGGTGTGTTGGGTCGCGTCAATCCTGAAACGGGCACGTTAGAATTTGCATATCCGGACCCTGACGAACCCGAAACGCCGCCCGTTTATCAGCCTCCGTTGTCGGATCAGGTGAATGAGCTCAAACAGGAAAACGCGCTTCTTAAAGCTCAGAACGCGGCCTTATCCGAACGAGCCGACTTTATCGAGGACGTCATCGCAGAGATGGCCAATCAGGTGTACCAGTGATGCTCAACTTGCTTTATTGGCTTGTATGCCGCTTGAAGGGAGGTGAGGTCATGATGGCGATGTTTTTTGCTCAACGTGTGATTTTGGGTAAGACAGCATTTAGCGCTGTACCATCTACGCTGCAGCCGGGCGTGCGTGATATTCTGGTTGACAGCGGTCTGGAGTTTCTGATTGAAGAATAGTTTCACCAGCAGCGCCGCAAGGCGTATTTTTTATGCCCCTGGGTGGTCCGGGGGCTCTTTTATTTATAGAGAGGGAGACAGGGGGGAAGAAAGGTGGACATCACTGCCATGATTGCATTAATCGCTGCTATAAGCGGTATTGTGTTGGGTTGGATCGGCCGCACCAGATCATATCGTCAAGATCTGATCCAAGAGGCTGGAGCCGACGCGCTCCAACGCGCTGATGTGGATTACATCAAACGGGGAGTAGATGATATTAGGCTCGAGCAAAGGGTGCAAGGTCAGCGGATTGATGCTTTGTCTGAGCGCGTGACACGAGTCGAAGAATCGGCCAAGCAAGCTCACAAGCGCTTGGACCGAAAAGAAGAAATGGGAGGCGGAATTTGAAATGGAATGGAACATGATTTTTGAATTGGTTGATCCGCGGCTGTTGATCGTTGTGGCCGCATGCTGGGTGATTGGCTTCATCTTGAAACAGACACCCAAGGTGCCGGACTGGTCCATCATTTATGTTGTGCTGGCGGTGGCTATTCTCTTCACCGTTGGCGTCATCGGCTGGAGCATGGAATCCATAATCCAGGGCATCCTGGCCGGTGCCTTTGCCGTGTTTGGTCATCAGGTCGTTAAACAAACCAAGATTGGAGCTGATCAATATGAGTAAGAAGGTATGGATCGACGCAGGCCATGGCGGTAAAGATCCGGGTGCTACAGCGAATGGGCTGCAGGAGAAGGATATTGTACTGAAGTTGTCCCAAGGGATCAAGCAGCAGTTAGAAGCAGAGTATGAGGGTGTCGAGGTGTTGACATCCCGAAGTACGGACGTGTTTCTCGAACTGTCCGATCGGACCAGCAAGGCAAACAAAGCAGGGTCTGATATCCTTGTGTCCATCCATTGTAATGCTGCAGGCGGATCAGGCGGGTTTGAGACATTTCGATTTACAAATGCGTTACCTGCCTCCGTAGCTCTTCAAAATGCGCTGCACCGCGAGATCATGTCGGCGCTAAAACCCTACGGCGTTACGGATCGAGGACAGAAGTCCAAAAACCTGCACATGGTGCGGGAAAGTAAGATGCCGGCTGTGCTGACCGAAAACCTTTTTGTGGATGTTGCCAAGGATGCTGGCCTGCTGAAACGTCAGGAAGTGTTGGATGCTATTATTCAAGGGCATGTGACTGGGGTTGCTAAGCATCTAGGCCTGAAGAAAAGGGAGGGAGCAGGAGTGTCTAAGAATGAACGTGATATTAATGCTGTAAGCCCGTGGGCTGCATCAGCATGGAAGGCGATGACCGAACAAGGTTACGTGGATGGCAGCCGGCCGGGTGCGCCGATTACTCGGGAGGAAATGGCGGTTATGCTGAGTCGATTTATTAATAATCAACAGAAATAAGTATAGACCCTGCCGGCTTAATCGCTGGCAGGGTCTTTTTTTGCTTTGTACCATGCTAAAAAATCGCCATGCAGTTTTTCCTCGGCTTCTTCCCTGAGACGGATCGCATCCTTTTTGTCTGAGCGCCTGCCAAGTCGGTAACGTTTCCCTTGGAACATGATTTCCGCAGACCACTTATTCCGACTTGCATCATAAAATACGCCCTTTGTTCCGCTTTTGTTGCGGGAGCTGACTGTATTCGCTAATAGAGCAGCGACATTCGTACCTTCATCAAAAAAAGAATTAACGTGATCAGATACCAGGCAGCCACAGCTGCGGACATGGTTATGTTTCAGTTCGCTGGCTGCTACGGGTACCTGTTTGCCACAGTCACACTGGCATAACCACATAATAGACTTTTTGCCCTCAATTTTAATTTTGTGCAGAGCAATGAGCTTCCCAAACCGTTTGCCAGATAAATCAATATCGGTTTTAGCGTGTCTACTCGCGAGGTACTCTTGATGCAAACATCCGCAGCTTTTACAGTCTCCACGTTGTAAAACATTAGCGGCCGCTACTTTTGAGTTTCCACAATCACACAAGCATTGCCATAGTGAGGGTCCCCCATTCGGGGGCAGTTTATAGATTACTGTCAATCTTCCAAAACGCTGCCCGATCAGGTCAATCTTTTTAGGCATCTCCATCTACCTCAAAACGGCTTCTCAGCCACAGCGGCCGCCCCTCAAACAATGCATCCGGTTTGATCATAGAGCCCCGGTATTTTGGATTCAGCGCTCTCATGCCGGACTCAGTAACGTTTTGCTGCGAGGTGCCCTTGTGCCGGGCGACCCACGCAGCTCCAACGTATTCAAGGGGCGGTACTACTTTACCAGCATCAGGCCAGTAGGGTGATCCCAATCACACATTTCAGATTCGTCTTCGATGTTTTCCCAGCCTTCAACCGCTGCCCATGTCACAATATACTCGTTGCCCTCAGCGTCAGATGCTTGTGCTTTGTAAATCGGAGTTTCTCCGGCCGGTCCGTCGATATAAGGCTCTTGCTTCAGGGTGATTTCTTTGTTTTCAAATTGGATTTTCATTTAAAATCGCTCCTTTTATTTGGTTTATTATGCGATGTAAGAGTTGATCTCGTTTTGCGTTGCGCTGACCTTCACGCCGTTTTGAATCAAGAAGAACCCTCGGCGGTTACCGTTGTTAAACTCATACGCACCGTCTTTCAAGCGAAAAATTTTGTCACCAAACTCATCTGTGCCATCTTGGTTTAAGAATTTGCGATCCAGTTTGAAGGTTGGGTGTGTGCCGACGATTTGAGCCATCCACGTTCTGTGCTTGCGAGTATCGGCCTTCAATTCCACTTCTGTGTACTTAGGGGCTTTTGCTTCGGCCCACGCCATGGCAAGAGCCTGGGCAAAGTATTCTTTTACCTTACCTCCGAATTTCACAACAGCTGCCTTTGCGATCTCCCAAGCTCTCACCATAACGTTTTTCATTTTCATTCGCTCCTTTTCTTTAATGTCCTTTGCTCTGATATAAATATATCCCAATAACCTGTGTAATACAAGCGAACATAACAAGAACATAAAATTAAAATTTCGATTGCTTGAAATGTTAGTGTTTGGTTATAATACAAACAAACGTTCTTATTTTGGAGGCGAACATGATGGAGAAGTACATCGGAGGCGTCGTTGAGATCATCTACATAGACCGCAAAAACAACATCACACAGAGGCAGATTGAGGTGCTCGGGGTTAAAGATGGCCGAGTAAGAGCCCTGTGCTTGAAGACCGGAGCTCCGCGGGTGTTTCTTACTGATAACATTCTGGCCACAAAACGAGTGGGAGGTGGCCGGCATGCTGCCCGATCTGGAGCGTAAGCTGTTGCGGATCCTCGTTAATTATTCGATGCACCGGCGGACCATGCCTCCAGTTAAATTGATTGAGTATTTGACTGGCCGGGCTAAGGCTGAGATCACCCAAGGGCTGGAGAGCTTGGAGAACAGAGAGTTCATTACTTGGGCAGATAAGGGGACCACACAGGGGATTAAGATTCTGCGCGAAGAGGAGGACGAAGAGCCTCAGCTGCCGGCGCAGGATAGCAACAATCTGGATTACTGGACTTATTATTAAAAAAACAAACCTGTCAGCTATGTGAGCCGGCAGGTTTGTTTTTACATTTCTATTTTATTTTGCGCATATTATCATTCATTTGCTCTTCATTTGATTTCACAGATTCACTTTCCGGAGTTTCAGCGCCGCGATAAACGTATTTGCTGTTTTGGTAAAAATCATATGCGAATTGACTGGCTGGATGAGATTCTTGAAGTGAACGATTTAACACAACAGACCTAAAAATGTTACCTAACATATAGCCATCGTTGTCACTGTCCGCCAAGTATCTATTATTTTTAAATTCATAAACAATGTATTTTTGGAAGTCATCTAGTTCAGCATCACTCGGCTTGTAAGCTCTTGCTAACATTTCTGCAGCATCCGCTTTTTCAGTTTTCGAAGAATCCTCTGAAGCTATCTTCTTCAAATCCACTTCCCATGCATTATCGTTTGATTTCTCCTTAACAGGTTCCTTCACAGGTTCCTTAGCGGGTTGTTTCACTGGCTCTTTAGGTTTTTCTTCCTCGACGTCAGGTTTTTGATTCGATTCTGATTCCTCATCTGTTTTCTTCTCGTCCGGTTCACTTTCCGCTTCGTTTTTCGATTCATTGTTAACGTTAGATACGATGTTTGTGCTAGTAGGTTCTTTTGTCTCGGGCGTATCAGAGCAGGCCGTTGTTACAATTACCGCCAAAAATAAAGCAACACTCAGTTTCATAAAAGGCTTCAATGTCTTTATCCCCCTATAATAAAATTTCACAAGCACGAGTATAACAAATTTAGGAAATTATTTCTATCCCCAAAAACTCTTCTTGTCTATCTCCTTCCCGGATAATTTAGCAGCAGCCTTTACAAGAGCATCTTTTGTAATACTACGCATCTTAGGGTCAATTTCATTACACGCTTTTGAGATTGTGTCTTTATTAAGTTTGGTCAATTTTCGGATTTCTTCCTGTTCAATACCGTGCCTATCTAAAAACGCCCCGAATTTGCTTCTCTTCTTGCCCAGCCCAAACATACCGTTCACCTCATAAATAATGTTTTTACTGTCAGGATGGACAAATCTAGCGAAAAAGATACAAGCAGTATAAAAGAAAACGGATATAAATCGGAAACATGACCAGGCTCTGCCCATAGATATGTAACTAGATACGGCACAACGGGCTCCGGCGCGAGCCCAGTACCGTAACCAGCTATACAACAAGGCGGGATGCTTATGATATCGGCCATCGATGCGGGCAACTATCAAACCAAGTTTTATGATGGCAAACAGATGAGGTCGTTTCCCTCATTAATCGGCGAGTATAGGGATCGCAATCTTCGGCAGCAGCACGGTGATTATGATTTTGATTGGCAGTACGGCGGTCAGAGAGGTTTCGCTGGCACACTGGCCATGTATGAGAGCGAGTGCGCAGACAGCCGTAAGGGCGAGACCAAGGCACATCCTGATGCACGCCTCAGGGTGCTGCTGGCCCTGCACAGGTTTGCGGAAGGCACCGAGCATCAGATCATTGTGGGGCAGCCGATCAGCACGCACCAGGAGACGGAGAAAGCGGCCATAAAGGAAATGCTCTGCGGCCGGCATGAGCTCACGGTCAACGGTCAGCGAAAGCTCATTGTGATTCGGCGGTGTGAGGTGGCTGCTGAAGGGGTCGCTGCAGGCCTCTTGGTACCCGGTGGGGGAATCATCCGTATCATCGATGTCGGCAGCGGCACGGTTAATTTCGGCACCCTGATCGATCGCCGGTTTAACGATCGGGGCAGTTTTACACTCGGTACCGGCATGGAGACACTGCGGTCCGTCCAGCCATCAGACTTTGCTCGGCAGATCGCCCTCAGGGCGCTTGCTGGAGGCTGGTTGGGCACAGATAAGGTGTTTATATGCGGAGGAGGGGCAGAGGTCATCCTGGAGAGCCTGCGGGCGTACTTCCCAGGTGTCCTGATGATTGAGGGGGACGCCAGCTTTGCCAATGTAAAAGCATTTTATCTGATCGCGAGGAAGGTTTATGGCTAAAGAAATCAAGATCATACAGGTCGCCTTTAATATTTTGGATCCGGATCAGCTGCAGCTCTACGATCACGTCCAGGAACGGCCCAATAAATCCGGGTACCTTAAGAGGCTGATTCAGCGAGATGTGGATAGCGCCCTGCCACAACAGCAGCCGGCGGCAGCGATCCGGGAGACAGATGATTTTGCGGTAGAGGGTTTTATTTGAGGGGAGCGATTAAGATGGTGGACCTGACTCCAGTTTTTGAAGTGCTGGGCATTGGCGTGGTGGCTCATTTTAGCGGCAATGTGCTTGAACACATCGGGCACGGCGGAAAAGTGATGTACGTCCGGATCGGCTCGTATGTGGCCTGCGCTTATGTGGCGTTTAGCGCCTGGTGGGATTGTCTCAGAGAGGTTGCCCATACGTTTGGAGTACATTTGTAAATGTCTTTGTAGATACATCTCAATACATTTGCAGATAGCTTTGTAAGTGCAACAGTATCGTGACTTTTGTAATACAAGCAAAAACGTTGAAATGATGGTGAATTGTGAATTTGTTTTGAGCGAAAAGGGGCGAAGCGAATGATAATGAGCGGAGCAGGGGGGCTTATGGTTTTAAAGTTGGCGACGGCTGCCGGCTGCATTGGTGGAGCTTGGGGAGTTTGGCGCAGTGGCCCTGAATCGGTATATCGTGCCAAGATGCGGCGGTTGTTTATCACTGGGGAGATTTGTTATAAACGGAAGAAACGTAAAGGAGAGGAGGTCTGCAGGTACCCGCAGGTGAGCCGGGTGACTGTATACCATGACTGTGTGCAGGTGGTGTTTGTGCTGCCGGATGGGCTGGACCCAAAAGAGATCCACAAGCGAGCGTGGCTCTTTGAGCAGACCTTTGGCGATAACATTGATTTAAGCGGCACAGCTAAGACTTTCACGCTCAACGTGTACCAGCAGGATGTCCAGAGGTTTGATTACGATTCTGTTGCTGTCGAGCGGGCTGTGAGCGGGCTCAGGCTGCCGATCTATGTCGGACGCAGCCGGACAGGTGACGAGGTATACGATATGACGGAGCATCCACATCTGCTGGTGGCTGGAGAAACTGGTAGCGGCAAGTCCGTCGCACTGCGGTCCATACTTACCACCCTGATACGCACGGCCGGGGATCGTATGGAATTGTACTGCGCTGATCTCAAGCGGTCAGAGTTCCACCTCTTTAAAGGCATAGCCCGGCAAGTGGTGGTTGAAGCTCCCCGGCTGCACCAAATCGTGCTGCGGATCCGGAAGGATATGCGTAAGAGGGGGGATGTCTTGGACCGGGCCGGGATGGCCCATGTGGATGAGCTGCCAAGAAAAGAGCGGCCGCCGTATATCGTTCTGGCCATTGACGAGGTGGCGCTGCTAAAAAAAGAAAGGGATCTGATGGACGGCATCGAGGAGATCAGCGCGATCGGCAGAGCCTTGGGCGTGTTCTTAATCCTCTCCATGCAGCGGCCTGATAGCGATGTCCTGGACGGCAAGCTGAAAAACAACCTCACAGTCCGAATGGCCTTTAGGCACAGCGATGAGATCAACAGCCGCATCACTCTTGGCAGCGGGGAGGCAGCTGACATCCAGCAGAGCCAAAAGGGCCGCATGATGCTCAAGCTGGACGGCACAAAGACGGTGCAGGGGCCTTATCTGGACCTGCCAAAGGCAAAGACACTACTAGAGCCTTACAAGGCCGTAGAGGAGCCGACAGGGGCACAGGAGCCGCAGCCAGAGCCAGTAGAGGACGATGTGATAGAGATAGGGGTGTTGTAGGTGTGAATGCGCGTGATAAGGCTATTGTGGCCGACCTGGAGCGCTTCCGCTGCCTCACACGGGATGATGTGGCGGAGCTCCACTTTTCCAACGTTAAGAATCCAGTGACGCAAGCCAACATGGTCCTTAAGCGGCTGCGGCGGGATGAGATCATCTGTTGCTCTACGGAGCGCCGGAAATACATCTATTTTCCGGTACCCGGCATCAAAAAGGACAGTGCGAAGATCGGGCACTTCCTGGCGATCGTGGATTTTTATAAGGAGATCAGACAGATCGAGCTGCCGCGGGTATTTAATGTGGAGCCGAAATTAGGCGGGAAGGGACTACCTGAGCCGGATGTGTTTTGCATTTGGAAGGGAGCTCCGTGGTTTGTGGAGATCCAGCGGAGTCAGTTTTCGGACAGGGTCATGCAGGAAAAAATGAACAGGTATGAGAACTATTATTTAAGCGGCGAATGGGAGAAAGAGGCGTGGCAGCCGGCAGGAAAAAAGATATTCCCTTACGTATGGGTGGTCGGACTGGGAGCCGGCAAGTACAGCATAGAGGGGAGGTCGTTCAAAGTTTTTCAAGCTAATGTGGGGGAAATGAAACTCAAACTGGGATTAAAATAAAGATGATTGTTTGCATTTTGTGAACCTATACGTTCACAAAAACTCCAGGGGGCGGATTAATCCGCAACATGCCTGCTTAGTCGGCCGATAATCTCCACTGATATAAATCTTCCATGTGGATTTCAAGAATCATAGCAGCAGCATACATCGCCTCGACGCTCATTAAACGCTCGCCCTTGCACCAGTATGAAACCATACGAGTGGACCAGCCTGTCCGGCGGGCAAACTCTGCTTGTGTGATGTTGCGTTTATTGAGCCAGTACAATAGCAGGCACCTCCCACGGGAGTATGCCAAGACGCAATCCTCATCTCTATTCAAATTTTGTTCACTTCATGTTCGCTTAATGTTCGCATTTTTAAACGAGTGATGATATACTCAATTTAACATTTCAAAAACGGGAATATATTACATCTAAGGAGTGATGCACTATCGGCTCGAAAATTATTGATTTGGAGGCCTACTTGAACGCAATGAAGTTGAAAGGGTTGGAAGTGAAGGATGTTACCAGCTATTTGAATAAGCTTATTTCTTCCACCGTTTCAGCGCTGCCTCCAAAAGCTCAATGACGTCATCTGCCTCTTCTTGGCTCAGTGTGTGTCCTTTATAAGAGAGTGTGTATTGGTTCAGCTTTTCAATAGGAATATCCGCCAGCTCCGACTCTTCATGAAGATCGGAGTTTTTTTCATTTTCCATGAGCTCGGAGATTTTCACGTTCAGAGCTTTGGCAATAGCCTCCAGCGTCTCCACACTTGGGTTATAGCGCCCTCTTTCTACGTCAGCAACATATGATCTTGAGAGGTTAGTCTTCTCAGCTAACTGGTATTGAGTAAGTTGTCTTAGTTTTCTCCACGCTTTTATATTAGATCCAATCATTTTTGCGCTAACCTACCTCTACTATCAGTTTATTTTATTTTCATGATGATTATAAAGTTAAAATGTCGGCAATACAATTCACAAAAAGACGGAAAAACAAGTAATTAACAGGAAATAGACGGAAATACACGGTAATATATGCTTTTCTCGTTGATTTGCTCTTTTTTAAGAGAATTCCATGTTTTACAAAATAGACGGTTATACACTACATTATTAACACAGGAGGTGATGAAAATTATGGATAAAAAGTTGATTGGTAAAATCATTCAAAGCCAACGCAAAAGCAAAAAGCTCAGGCAGTATGAGGTGTCCGAGAAAACAGGCTTGTCCCGTAATTATATTTCGGATATCGAGAACGGTCGATATATGCCGAGTGTTGAAACTTTGTCCAAGTTGGCAAACTTCCTCGATCTGGATTTAAACTTGATCAAGATGACGGAAATACACGTCACTGATAATAGCATATGCAGGGAGTGAACAAGTTATGTTTTCCTTTTCAGAATGCATCAAATTAGCAATGAAAAAGGCTGATATCACCAAGCAACAACTGGCGGAGTCTACGGGCTACAGTTATCAGTACATTTACGATCTGCTTAATGGCCGGCGCCGCTGGAACGAGGAGTCATTGGAAAAGGTGTGTCATAGTATTGGACTTGAAGTGAATGTTGTTTCTTCGGTTAGTGCTCAAACCCCTAATCTTCCTGAACACACATCAGAAAGGTTGCGAGAAGTATTGGCTGAGAACAAGCGACTGTGTGAAGAGGTCGGTAATCTGAAGACAGCGATCAAGGCGCTGACGAAAGGGTGGTGAGCAGACCATGGCCGTTTTCATTCATCCGGCACACCGTAAGCTGGCTGCCATAACGCTAATGAACACCGATTCAAACGGCGTAATTCGGATGAGTCTTCTGGACCTGAGTATGATCCTGCCGCTACTAAGATTAAACCTTGAATTGGTACGCGAATCGGACGAGCTTAAGAACTTAGCTCTAGAAGCTCAAACCACCGGAGATATGGAATGGGTGCAAGAGATCACAATGAAACTCGACGAAATGGAGGCGAAATACTTATGAGTTTAGCATCAGCACTTAAAGCGCAGGGACTTACCCGCGGTCCGGTTTACGCTACTGGGATTATGAAAGGCTACGAGGCTGCCCGCATGATTGCAGACTTTAAAGCCCAGGAAACAATCAAGTCGATGACGGACCGGGTGCTGCAGGAAAACGGCTGCGAGCTGGACCGCGTTGAAAAGCTCGGGGTGTACTTTGAGCATCACAACGTCGGGAGCCGCTACGGGATCACATTTCAAGATTTTGTGGACCGAGTGGATCGGGGCACATGGGACCCGTATCTGGCATGATCGGGCTGCTCATCACCTTATGGCTTTTATCCATTGCATGGTTGGTCTGTCGCGTTTTGCTGGTGGCCGAACTGAACGAAAGGAGAAGCGAACTTGAACGAACAGAATTATCTGCGCATGAAAATGGTACAGGCCCTGCAAAACGAACCTCGGATGCTGGCCGAGGGAAATTACCTGAAGGCTCTCGATTCCCGTGGCGATTACCGTAAATACCGCCAGGAGCTGCTGAAGCTTTGGGGCGATCGCAAGCCAGCGCAAAACGCCGTATAAGCCGCACTCCTCTGAAGGGAGGTGAGAAAGAGGATGAGCGAGATGACCGAAATGATTTTGGAAGGTCTGATGTGCCAGGTATGCGGTTGCTACATGGATGATATGGAAGAGCCCGGCTATCCACGAACCTGTGAAGATTGCGAATAAATTAGGGGGTGAACAAGTCAATGCAAGTGATTCAGAAGCTGACGGTGGTCAGTAATCCAACGCGAGTGTTTGAAGTCGGGACAGAGGTAAATCGCAGAGAAGTCATTGAGATCAAGCAGGTTGGGGATGACAATATCTCGGAGTTTTGGGTGGTCGATGAGAACGCTCAAGTCATTGTAAGCATCGAGAACTGCCCGGTGATTGTGGAGTGGCAAGAAGTCGCTGAAGGCTAAGCTTATTATTTTTTTGCCAAAAACCCGATTTGAAGGAGGTTATAATGCGAAATTCGACGGGATTGCGATCTGAAAGCGAGTTATTCCAGCAGTTTAGAAACAGCCTGTCTCCTGATGTCCAGATGGATATTGACCGCTACCTATTTGCATATGAGATGTATCTTGATGAACAGGACCCTGCGGCAAGGCAAGTGCTCCGTGAAAGTATGAAAATGTTGGAGAAAAAATACAATCTGGAGGTAGATCATGACTCAAATTAAATTGATCGAGAGCACTGCTCATAACTTTAAATCCCACCGTGATCTTTGCGTTAAGTTTGGCGACCTGACCAAGATCACGGGGGACAACGCGGAGGGAAAGTCCAGCACACTGGAAATCCCTATATGGACATTGTACGGCACGGATACGTTTGGGAGCAAGATGGACCCGACTCCGACCAATTACAAATATGATCATGTGATGGCTGAGACGCTGTTGAAAGTGGACGGCAAGGAGATCAAATTCGGTCGGGGGATCGAGAAAGGCAAGACCACTTACTACGTCAACGACGTGCCCAGCAAGGCCGGAGACTTCGATGACATTGTAAAGTCACTGTTCGATAAGGATCTGTTTCTCGCCCTTTATAACCCGTCATATTTCTTCTCACTGCACTGGGAGAAGCAGCGTGAGCTGATGCTGAGATACACTGCTGCACCGACTCAGAAAGAAGTGTTTGCTGAAATGAGCCGGACGAGCTCGGACCAAAAACATAAGGACATCAAGTTGAATCCACAAGCCGAGAAACTGGCGGAGCTGGTCAAGAAACACACCATGCCGCAGCTGGTGGAGATCCATAAAAAGAATAAAAACGACAAGGATGCTGCTCATAAGCGGGCTCAAGGCCGCACCGAAGCACTGGAAGACCAGATTCATAAGCTGCCGGATATTCCAGCTGATATTGAAGCCATTAAGGCTGAGGACGCGGAGCTCGTAAAGAAGATCAAAGCAATACACGAAAAGATTGAACTGGCTGATGAGCCCAAGCGAAAGCAAGCCGTGCTCGAAGGGACTCTCGACAATCTTCGCCAGCAGGTAGCAGCTGCTCGGGATCGATATATGAGAGTCCACGGCGAGGATATTGCTGAGGAGTGCCCGACCTGTAAGCGCCCATTTGACGACGGGGCAAAGCAGGCTGCGGAAGCCAACAAGGAAAGTCGAAAGAAGCCGCTGCGTGAGGAGCATGACAAGCTAGTCGCTCGCAGGAAAGAGCTCGAGGCCGAGCTGGCTGCTGTGGAGCTGGTAGATGTATCAGAGCTCTGGCAGCAGATGAGAACACTTGAGCAACGGAGAGACGTTACGGCTGAAACCATCGGCTGGCACAAGCGGCGGGAGGCCCTCGTGGCCGACCTAGCCAAAGCCCGTGATGAAGAAGCAGCCACGCTTGAAAGCCGCAACGACTCCATCTTTATCCTGGATGCGATCAAGGCATTTGAAGCCAAGGAAGCTGAGGTGCAGGCAGCCAAGGTGCAGGGCCTGTTCCAGTCCCTGACGATCCGCCTGTTCAAGGAGCAAAAGAACGGCGAGATTAAAGCGGATTTTGTAATCGAGATGGATGGCAAGACGCCGGCACAGCTCTCGCTTTCCGAGGGAATCAGGGCGGGGCTAGAGGTCCGGGATGTGATCAGCACTCAAAGCGAGATGATCGCACCGTGCTTCGTGGACAATGCCGAGAGCATTACACGCTTCAAGTCACCTGCCGGCCAGCTTATTACCTGCAGAGTGGTGGCAGATCAAAAACTAAAAATCGAATCGGAGGAACTCACCCATGAAAACCAATAAAACCCGCTGGAAGTTAAAGCCTGAGCGCTGTAAGAAGGTGGCGTACAAGCCTGGTAGTATCGGTCCTTCCGTAATTGCAACGGCGATCAAAGACGCCTACAAAGACATTGTCCGGAAAGGGTACATCCCGAACCGACGTGAGCGGAAGGCTCTGGATCGAATGCCGGGCAGATCAAGCCAAAAATTCTACGCTCAGGGGTGATTGGATGAAAAACGGTAAGAACCCTACCCGCCGACAGAAGGCTGCCATCAAAGCAGCCGGGTTTAACCCTGACAATTGGCTGGTGTTCAAATCCGAAGCCAGCACGCTACACATCATCCACCGCAATACCGGTACCACAAAAATCATTCACATTTAGGAGGCGCTTATCCATATGGCAAACAAATCTACACAAATCCAAGAAGTACCTGAAGTCAATATTCATCAGCTTCAAGCAATTGGTGAGTTTGGTCTTCCAGAGATCATGACAATGAAGGAAACCCTGGGCAAGAAATTGACGATCCCGCAGTTCAACCTCTTCATGTACCAGATGAAACGTATGGGATTGGATCCATCCTTGAAGCATGCTTTTCCGATCCCCTACGGCGAAACGATTGATATCCGGATTGCTTATGAAGGGTATCACGCCAAAGCCCAGGAGTCTGAAGGATATGAAGGGGTGTACAACCAGGTCATATGCGAGAACGAGACTGATGATTTCGAAGCGGAAACTGACGACGAAGGAATTATCGTAAGTGTGAAGCACAAAATCAAATTCCCACGCGGTAAAGCGGTCGGAGCCTACTCCATTGCAAAACGTGAAGGTAAGAAAAATGTCATCATCCTGATGGACGCCAGCGAAGTACAGAAGTGGGTTAAGAAGAACCCGAACTTCTGGAAGCTTGACGATGGCTCAATAGATCCGGATATGTTCAAGAAGCATGTGGGCATCCGGGCTATAAAAGCTCAGTACGACATCGCGGCAGTGGTGGAGGAAAGTATGGAATCCATGAATGTGGGGTCATCTATTCCAGCATATGAGTCAACAGGGCGTAAGGATGTAACTCCTGCACCAGAGAAATTGAAGTCACCTGACACTGGCCAAGAGGATGAATCAGCTGCCCGCATCAAAGCACTCAAAGCTCAAGTGAAAACCAATTACAAAAAACTTGGTATTTCGAGTCCAGAGGCCATTGACGAACATGCCGGAGAGTTCTTCAAGGTTAGAGGAAACTCCCCGACCGAGGCCGAGATCAAAGCTTACCTGAAGATCATGGAAATGCAAATCCAAGAGAAACAGGCAGCCGATCAGGCAACAGACTCTCTGCCGGAGTAATTATGGAGGCGCGGGTCGAGATATTTGAACTTTGTCCGGACTGCGAGATATGCGGCCGCGAGATCAATCCCGGTCGAGAGGAAGATCATTACGGCACCCGAGTTTGCGGGATCTGCAAAGAGGCGTTGGAGGGGAGCAAGGATGAGCGCAAAAGACGAACCGGTTCAACTGGACCTATTCGGAGGCGGAGACCTTGACGTCTCTCCTCCGGACCCGGTCCGGATCCTGAATGGATTTTACTACGAGGCGTCCACGGATAAGTTTGTCTCGTTTTGCCTGGGGCGGCGGTGTTACGAAGAGCCTGCCAGGGGAAGCGGGCTGCCGAAAGAGTGGCGAGAACGAATAAAGAGGGAGCGTGCAATATGAGGCAAATTACTGCAAAGCATCTTACGTTTTTGCAAATAGCAATCAACGTTTTTGAAAGTGATGTACTCCGTGAGACTCACTGGAATAAAGATCGAGATTTGATTGCCCTTCGATATGGTGCAGATAGAGATTGTGTACAGATCTTCGAACTCGGCGAGGAAGTCGGTTTCTTTGCTCAAATGCTTCCAGCAACAGATAAGAATGAGCGCCTGGAGACCTTGAGAAAACGTTATGGTCTGGAAAACCAAACGGCTCGTCCTCAGGTGGCATATTTCTCTGGTGAGATGGAGAAGCAACTTCAGGCAAACGAGGATAAGGGTGGTTGGGAAACCGCAACGGATCAATTTTTGAAAAATCAACTTGAGAAGAACTTTCGCGCTCTTCGGCTTTGTCGCTCGCATGAGGAGTACCGCCGGCGCTGTGCAAACATTGCAAATTACGCAATGATGCTGGCTGACAATGACCGGCGTGAAGAGGATGAGCGGTCGGGGTTGTCAACATGAAGGTTGATATCCTCTCCTCCGGGAGCTCCGGGAACTGCGTCTCAATTACAACAGCAGAGAGAACGATCCTGATCGATGCCGGCGTGGCTCGAACCAAGATTGAAAAGCGGCTGCTTGAATCTGGTATCCGGCCGGACCGGATCGCAGCGATATTCGTGACCCATGCACATAACGATCACATAAAAGGGCTACCGCTGGCCAACAAATTTCGGATCCCGGTATGGGCAACGGAGGGCGAGTGGCAGAGAATCTCCGGCGTAGACGAGGAGCTGCGAAAGGTAGCGGAAACCCGTTGGAGTAAGTACGAGACGATCGAGCTGGGTGGCGTGCGTGTGTATCCCTTCGAGACTCACCATGACGCCAGGGAGCCGGTCGGATATGCCATAGAAGACGATGTAGGCAATCGCTGCTGCGTGGTCTTTGACACCGGGAAATGGACTGAGGAAATGCTCGAAATGATGGAGGGCAGCCATTACGTGCTGATCGAAGCGAATCACGAGCCAGACATGGTGGAGCTCTGCAGCAGGCCCGAGAGCGTCAAAGCCCGGATACTCTCTGACATTGGGCATCTGAGCAACGAGCAGACTGCAGCAGTGCTCAAGAGACTGATCCAGGGCCGCGGGGAGCGAATCTACCTGACGCACCTGTCTGGCGAAAACAACACACCGCAGCTGGCCGAGATGACGGTAAAGATGGCGCTTCGGCAGCGAGGATTCGAAGCAGGAAAACATTATCACTTGGAGGTGGTATAGTGCTTAACAAATTGACTGTATTTGACTTTGAAACTACTGGACTTGATCCAGTGAACGATAGAGTTATAGAAATGGCTGCTGTACGGGTTGTTAATGGTGAGATCGTGACTGGTTTTCACGCATTGATTAAATCAGAGGTGGAGGTTACGCCGAAGATCACGGAAATCACGGGTATTCAACCGGCAATGCTTCAAGGGGCTATGGAAGAAGAGCTTGCATTCCGGATCCTACGGAATATTATGGCCGACAGCTTGCTGGTCGCTCACAATGCAGCGTTTGATCTCCAGTTCTTGCACTATGCGCTTCAGAGAATGGCTGGTAAAACATTCACTAATCCATTCATCGACACACTCACGATCAGCCGAGAGCGTCACACATACCCTCACAAGCTGACAGACATGTGCGGTAAGTATGGGGTCGAGTTACAGGGAGCTCACAGAGCTCTGAACGATGTTGAAGGCTGCTGGAAGCTGCTTGAAGCGATGCACAATGAGGATCCGGTAGACAGATACATTAACCGGCTCGGATACCTCAGCAAATACGGACCGCCTAATTGGGCGCCGGCTCATGCAGATTTGTTTGGTACAAGCAACAGATACGAACCTCGGAATGTCGGATAAAAATGAACGGGTGAGGTGACATGGCAAATCCGCAACTTGAGGATGGTTTTACTCGAATTGCACATCAAATTCTGGAGGAAGTCGCAAAGCGCAAATTTAATGCCACACAATTTCGAATCATCATGGTCATATGGCGTTTCACCTACGGATTCAGGAGAAAGGATCATGATTTTGCCCTGAAATTCCTCCAGCAGACTACACATCTTCCCGAGAGTACCATCAAGCGTGAAACATCAGCACTAATCAGAGCAAAGGTCCTGCTTGTCACTCAAAGGGAAACCAGTTCAACACCACGGAAATTATCTTTCAACAAAAATTATGATCAATGGGATATCCAGAAAAGCGGTGAGGACATGAATGAAAATATGGATTTTCCTTCTACTTCCGGGGGTTCAGATTTGAGCCCCCAGAAAGAGGAGGGGGGTATCAGATTTGATACCTCGGGGGTATCAGATTTGAACCCTCAAGATGCAGTTTTGGGGTATCAGATCCGAACCCCATATAAAGATATATATCTTTTAAAGATAATTATTAAAGATAATATAGCGATGTTTGAACAATTCTATGATATCTATCCTCGCAAGATAGCAAAAGCCTATGCGAAAAAAGTATGGGAAAAGCTCTGCAAGGATAAATCATTCAATCCTGTTATCGTCATTCAAAATACAGCGAATTTTGCAGAGACTCAGAAGCTGCTTAAAACAGACAAACAGCACATTCCCCACCCGTCCACCTATTTAAACCAAAAACGGTATGAGGATTATGAAGTGGTTGATCCGGAAGGACTGCTACAAGCAACAGAAATTAAAAAGGGGGGCGGCAGCGCGCTGGATCGATTACTGCGAAAGGAGATGGAGGGCAGTGGATCGGAAAGACGTGATATCACTGATGAAGTACATCGCCGGGGCTTACCGGAGCTTCCGGACGGCAGATGATACACAAGTTGCAGAAGAGGTAGCGGTCTGGCATGACATTCTCCAGGACATCCCAACCGAAATAGCGATACAAAAGACCAGAGAACTTTGCCGGATCAACACCAAATTCGCCCCTACTCCAGCAGAAATATATCAGGCTTGCACCGAACCAGAGACATACTCCATCTATGAGCTCCAGCGAAGGGAACAAGAGCAGCAGCTGCTTGAGCTTAAGGAATACCACGAGAGGGAAGAAGTCAAACCCATGCCGGATCATATCGCGAACCGGCTTGAGAAACTCTTTGCTAGCATGCGGGTGAATAACGATGAATCTTGAAGCAGAACGCGCGGTGCTTGGGTCACTGCTAAAAGATCATGAGCTCATGGATGGATGTTACCTGACCGCAGAGGATTTCAGTGACTTCGAAGAAAATCGTACGTTGTTCAAAGTGCTCCAATATGCCAAGGAACACTTCGAAGGAGAGAAGGAACCGTTTGATCCTGTACTCTTGGTTACCAAGTGGGGGGAGCGGCTGCAGCGAGTGGGTGGCCTGAACAGGATCATGTCCCTGAGATCATCAATTCCGAGCACATCTAGCTTCAATCATTACCAAGAAAGTGTACGAGCCAGCAGGATTCAGCGAGAGCTGCAGGAGATGGGGCAGCAGATTGCCGCGGGAGGCGGAGGAGACCTATCTGAGCTCCGACTCAAAATGAACCAGCTCGCAGAACTGCAGCGAGGTCAGGAAGGGTCAGGGCCGGTCCACATGGCTTCACTCCTGGACGGTCATGGCTTAACCATCATGAAACGGGCACAATGCAGCGGCGTTACTGGTGCGAAGACGGCCAATGATGACATCAGTCAAATGAGTGGTGGCCATCAGCCGGGAGACCTTGAAATCATCGCCGCTCGGCCCAGCATGGGGAAGACGCAGTATGTATTGAACGACATGAATGCCGTTACTAAAGACGGATGGGCAGCAGTGATCTTCTCGCTGGAAATGAGTGCCCTGAAGATGGTGGAGAGACTGGTATCCATCATTGGAGGTGTGAAGAACAAAAGGATTAAGTCCGGCTTGATGTCGGATAACGACTGGGATTCATACAGCAAGGCCGTTGAGATCATCGCCAGCAGAAATCTATATATCGATGATACTCCGGGCTCCACCGTGGAGTATGTGCGGCAGCAGGTGAAGCAGCTGAAGAAGAAACACTCCAAGCTGGTTGTATATGTGGATTACCTTCAGTTCCTTAACACGGAGCGCAAGTTCACAAAAAACAACGAGAGGATTGGGCACATCACGAAAGTCCTCAAAGGTATTGCTCGGGAAATGGCTGTGTCTGTGGTCGCGATCTCTGCGGTCGGCAGGGATTGTGAAAAGAGGCCGGACAAGCGCCCTTTGATGTCCGACCTGCGTGAGTCTGGAGATATCGAGAGCGATGCAGACGTAGTAACCTTCCTTTACCGGGACGAGTACTACAATGCCGACACGATCAAGAAGAAGATCGTCGAGTTGATCGTAGCCAAGGGGCGGGACATCGGTACCGGAACATTTGAAATGGTGTTCGAGAACGAAACCGGCCGTTTTATCAATATGACCAAAGAACAAAAAGAAAAGCTCGCAGAGAAGGTGAGAGAGCGTGAAAGGGAAGCTCATTCAAAACGATGATCAATACAAGAAGGCTCTGGACGGACTTGTTAAATTGGCTATTGAGCTCGAGGATCCGCTTTTATCCGAAGGCATAAAAGAGAAGAAGCGGCTTATCTATGACCGTACGGCAAGCCTCATCCAATATTACCGCCGTGGCCTAATGGTACAGTCCTACCCAGGGTTGCGTGAGCAGTACCGAATACTCAAGTGGGAATGGCAGGATCTCGGAGAGCCAAAGGCTGTAGAAGATCCACCAAAGCAGAAGGAAGAGGCAAAGCCCGAACCGCCTCAGCAAGAACCACAGCAGCCGGTAGAAACGGCACCAGCACCATCAAAGAGAAACATGTCCAGCTGGCTGGATGATTAGAAAGCGAGGAGAAATGGATGCAGGAATTTATAGTGCTGGCCGTGCCGGTGATTGACTACCCGGTGAAAGGGTACCAGCCTGGGGACCTGCGGCTCAAGCTGCAGGAAGAAGTGAATGAGCTCATTGAAGAAGTCGAAGCCGCGGACTTTGATCAGCGCCGGATGCTCAGCGAGCTGATGGATGTGCCGCAGGTAACGATCGGGCTGATCCGGCAGCAGGCACGGGAGATGCTGCCGCCACAAGAAGCAACCAGGGTGGTCGATAACGTAATCCGACGGGCCAACACTGATCACTTGTATAAGATCAAGGAATATGCTCGGCAGCGGAATTGGGAGATCTCAAGATGACTCGCTTTGTCGGAATTGACCCGGCCACTAAAACCGGATTTGTCGCCCGGGACCTGGACGGCACGCTACTGAGAGCGAAGGAGATAACTGGGATCAAGGCAGACACCCCTCGGATGGTCCGGACGCTGCACGATGAGATTCTACGGCACCTGAAGCCAGGTGATGTGGTAGGCATTGAAGGATTTGCACTGGATGCTCAGGACACTAACAAAGTCAGCAGCGGATGCAACTGGGCGGCGCGGATGGCGGCAGACAGAGTAACAGGCGGATTCATCTCGCCGCGGCCGAACCAGTTGAAGAAATTTGTCCAGGTTTCAGAGTGGGTCGGGGAGCCGGGAAGTAAGAAGAGGCTTAAGGGCAAAGAAGCAAAACAGCTTGTCATTGACGCTGTATTCGATCACTGGGGATATAGAGCAGCATCGGACAACATCGCAGATGCCTACGTGCTCTCCATGATCGCAGAGGCTGTGTACCGGGTCAGAAACGGCCAGCAGCTCGAAGAATATCCGGTGTACCAGCAAGAGGTCATCATGGCCATCATTGATCCGGATACCGTCAAAAAGCCAAAAAAGCCAAAATCAAAAACGACCAAGCGCCGGGGGAAGCCTGCGGCGGGGGATAGTCACACCCAAAACGCGGAACAAACGATCTTATTTTGAGAAAGGAGTGGAAACAGTGTCCAGATTGGAGCCAGAGATTAAGGAACGTCTCGAACACTTTTTAGGTCAGGGATACATTTCCAAGGGATTATACAAAATCTTGAAAGCCTATTTCATGCACCGAGATTATACTGTGGCTGCTATAAAAGCCAATGTCTCTCGCGGCACGTTCGTGGCTCAGATGTCAGCATTGTACAAAAGAAATGTGCTGATACGAATTCAAAAAGGCGAATACGATCTCACCCATGACGAGGACTCGATTATCTTGCCTCCACAAAAGGTGGAGGAGCCTCCAGAGCCGCCTCTGCAGATGAGTGACACTGAGCGCGAGTGGATGATCAAGAATTATAAGGGTTACCGCAAGAACCGCTCGGCTGCTGCACAAATTTTGAAACGGAGCAAGTTTGATATCTGCAGGATGGCCATAGAACTGAAGCTCGATACGAGGAACTGAGGAGGGTGGGAAAGCATGGGGTGTAAACCAAATTGGACGCAAGAGGAACTTGTTTACCTTCAGGATCAGTGGGGGGCGACAAGTATCAAAGGCATCGCCAATCGCCTGGGTAAAAGCGTGAACGCCGTGAAACTCAAAGCGCAGCGAATCGGACTGCAAGATCCTAGGATGAACTTTGACGGCATCACCGTTTGTCAGCTTGGTAAGGCATTAGATCGTGAATACTGCATCATGAAAAATTGGATCACCCGTTACGGCATGCCGGCCAAAAAGAAGCTTTTTGCAGAGAGGGCTAGGGTACTCGTTATTGCATACGCCGACTTCTGGAAATGGGCTGAGCAGCATAAAGAACTTCTTAATCTAGCAAAGATGGAGCAGAACACCCTGGGCCCAGAACCCGATTGGGCGAAAATCAAACGGAAAGCAGATCAGCTTCGATCTCAAAAGACCGTCCAGTCTGTTGATTGGACTCCTGGTGAAGATCAGCAGCTTGCTCAAATTCTTAAAACCTCGATTACGTACCCTGAGCTGGCCGCCATGTTTAATCGTTCAGAATCAGCAGTTAAGCGTCGCATTCATGATTTGAAACTTAAGTACCGTCCTGTGAGGCTGAACAACCATATCAAGTACACGCCTGCCGAGGTAGAGACTCTGGTCAAGATGGCTCAAGAGGGATACAGCTATGAAACGATAGGGCAGACACTTGGAAAAAGTGCTTTGGGTGTTAGAGGCAAACTGGAACGTATGGGTTTCGATTTCAAGCGCCGAAAACTAGTAAATTGAACCGTGGAGGGTTTTGATATGACCATCAAAATACATGTTCGAACTGATAAAGCTGCAGGAAGCCTTGAAATTACCGAAGCATCCGAAGCCAGCCAGCATAAAGTGCTTCGAGGGTTCTTCAACCTAATGGGGCAGCACGAAGATATTCAAATCCCGGAAATTGAAATCAAAGGGTCGGCACCTGGGAAGCTGGAGCAGCATGAAACGATACTCCCCTTGGAAGACCTGCCTGTGAAACCTGAAAAGAGTTTTCTTAGCGGTGTGGTGAGGGACGTTTTTCAAAAGCCAGAGATCATGAAGCCTGAATTTATAAATTCAGCCAGAACACTCAGCTCTACGATCGGAGAGAGGCTGGGGACCATTCAGGAGGAAGAGCAAGGTAAACCGGAGTGGTACAAGACTGGCATTAAATACAAAGAAGGCGTGCCACATTACAGGCTCCGGTATTGGTGCAAAAACAGCTCATGTAAAGATAAATCGAATGACTACATCAAAGAGGATCAGACGACGGTCAGCTGCCGGAAGTGCGGGCAAAAGCTGAAGGTGAGGAAGGCGAATGGTGACCACTTGGAAAGAGATGAGTGGGGGAATTTCTTTATTGCCGATCAGATGGATGTGTAAGTTTTGAAGGAGGGATATGAACGATATGAGCCACTACTTTTACATCACACCTGATGAATACAATCAGGCTCAAAAGAACGGTGTAGATCCGGAAAACCTGAATCGCAGAGTTCGGCTGCTTGGATGGAAAAAGGACAAGGCCATCAACACTCCACTTCGAAAAATCACAGACCACAAGTATTGGGCTGATGTGGCTGAGAAAAACGGCATTACCTATTACACATTTACCAGCAGGATCAATGTATATGGTTGGAGTGAGGAACGGGCTGCCACCGAGCCACTACAAGATTTCGGCAGCATGCGCGAAGCAGGGACGGATGCGATCAGGAAAATCCCTCGGATCGTGCTTATGTTAGCCGAGCAGAACAAATTAAAGTATCACACGGTCAGAATGCGAATTAAGAAAGGCTGGGGCCTATACGAAGCTGCCACAGTTCCAGTCGCTACTCACAGTGAAGCCGGGAAGATCGGCAAACAAAAGACAATTGATCTTTACGGAGACTGGAACCGGTTCAGCTTTGGAGCGAAAAGAGCATGAGGGAGAGATGCAAGATGAAAGCCATAACGATCATCCAACCATGGGCGACACTGATCGCCCTCGGTGAGAAGCATTTCGAAACTCGCAGATGGCGCACGAATCACAGAGGGGAACTGGCGATCCATGCCGGCAAGAAGATCGATCGGAATGCATGCGAGGAGCCAGAAATCAAGGAGGCATTAGCGCGGCATGGATATACAGCGGACAACCTGCCAACCGGTGCGGTTATTGCGATCGCCAATGTGACAGAATGCTGGTCCATTGGAACGGATTATCTGAGTCGTATGCCGCTGCTGTATAACGGTACTGGCGGGGATGACAGGCTCGTCAGCCTGAAAGAGGATAAGTTCGGATATTATTCTCCTGGTCGGTATGCCTGGGAAATGGGCAATGTCCACTCGCTTCATGAGCCTGTGCCGGCGAAGGGGCAGCAGGGGTTCTGGAATTGGGAGGCGTTCAATGAAGAATAATCAAGTAAAGCCATCATTCGAAGAAATCAAAATTACTCTCGAACCGGATCAACGTTTCTTTTATCAGATGGAATCAGATGGAGCTATCGTACTGGTTGATCAAATTGAAATCTTTGCTTATGCCAAGCAAATGATCCTATCCGGGACACATTTTGCAGTAGATTACGAAGATAAAACCATCGAAAAGATTGAGGATAGAAGCCACATTGTCATGGAAACCAACATGCTTCATGAAGTAAATGATGGCGAGGTGTAACCCATGAATAACCAAGTAAAGCTAACGGATGCTGAAAAAATTGAATTGAGTTACTTACACTTAAAGGGGTTCCGGTACTTAGTCCGTAATGAGATCGGGAGCGTAAAAGTGTTTGTAAATAAACCTCATAGAGACAAGGAAACAAATTACGCTCCTTTCGGAAAGACGAGAGGTGGGTATGACCATTGGATCGAGACAAAAACGCCCGTATCCGTGGAAGAGCAGCTTAGATGTAGGGGCGTGGAACTTGGGAAGTATGATTTTATCAAATGGGCGGATGAACCCATGCTTATTGAAATGCTGATCGACACCCCACCAGTACCCACCATTAATCCAGTGAACAACCGACTGGAAAAGGATGTTTTCATCAGGCTTATTGATGCGGAACTCAGCCACTGGAACAGCGAAGATGCGTACGCACGGGGTAGAGCGCAAGGGCTACAATGGGTTATTGATCGTGTGAAAAGCGTTCCACCAGTACCCACCATTGCAGCCAAAGAAGAGATCGCCAGGCTGAACTGTGACTTCTACGCACTCAAGCAGCTGTTCCTAAAGCAGCGTAAAGAGCTGGCAGTGGCAGAAAGTCTGACAAATAAGAATTATCTGACTGCTACAATTGTGAATATGGAACATGAATTGTTCTTCAATGTAACCGGGGTTTATGGTCATTTTGATTGGACAGGATTAAACGAATTTATAAAAAATCACCAGGATAATAATGGTCCGCATGCATTGGTTCAAATTGCTGCTAAACATCCGGATACAGAGATTGAATTCAATTTTGAATTGGAGTATGTCCAGCCAGAGTACCAATACAACAATGCCGATTCACCGCCCTTCGTCTTACCAGGGTATTATCAACCTCATAACATAAGCATTGTTCAAATTAAGCCGCAAGGTCCAGCAATTAGTCTATCCACTAATCGAGAGGGGAAATAAACCATGTCAGTAACCGTGAGAGCTCATTTCAATAAGCAAACGAAGGATTCCAAGAAGGAGCTGGTCCAGTTCCATGTTAAGGGGGACGACGAGCAAAAGCCGGAGCTGAACAGCCTGACCCGGGAGGTTGTGATCCTGTCGATCGCCGGGCTGGATGATGTCGAGCTGACGGCAGAATTCAAGAAGTCGGCCAAGGATGCCAAGAAGACGGTCCTGGAGTTTGAGGTCAAGGGTGACTCTTCAGCTGCTCAGACATTTGAGTTCTACAAGATGGCCGGCTCCGATGTGGATCTGACCATCACCGAATCCCAGATGAGCCTGGACGAGTTCAGGGAAGAGCAGGAGGGATATAGGGAAGGTGTCCGCGGCAAGATCAACCATGACGGCACAGTAGAAGTGGACCAGAATCAGATGACGATTGATGAGGCTGCTACAGAGGAAGGACCACCGATGACGGACGAAGATGAGCTGCCGCAGTAATATGATGACTCCCCGGCTCCGGCCGGGGATCCCCCAAAAGATTGAGGTGATAAAGTGGGTCAGATGTCTTTTGAATTACCAGAGCTGGACAGGAAAAAGACGCAGGCGGCCGTCGAGTCGGCTTTAGAAAAATACAGAATCTTTAAATCTATAACATTTGAAGAGCGTGAAGCCAGCGTAACGGCAAGCAGCACAGAGAGGTTCCACGGTCCAACCAACGTGACAAGCGATCAAACGGCAGACATCGCTATACACAACGTCTACGTTCCACAGGCCAGGCAAAACTATTGCGAAAAGGTGGAACGGGCGGTCAACAAGCTGTATCCTCGGGAACGCCTCTTGATCCAAGAACGCTACATGAAGGACGAAACAATAACCGACATGAAAGTCTACTCCTTTGTTTTTAACCCGCCGATCAGCAAGGATTTATATGCAAAGATTAGATGGACTGCATTTTATCGATTGGCCTTTAATCTGGACTACTTCAAAATCATCGATATTAAAAAATTAATCACGCCACAAGACGAACATGATGAGGGTCAATCCTGAATAAACATAATCAAATGCGCAGAGGAGGGGGCAAAGCAAAGTGGATCCCATGAAGGCGTCTGTCCAAAACCCACCTGAACAAGAGGTCGATATAAAGGAGCGCGTCACAAAATACATCCAAGGAAAAAACGGACTCATCGGCATTGTCATTCCTCCATGTGACGAACCAACCAGCGCTCTGGATGATCTCTACAAAACGATTGCAGATATTGCAATCAAACAAGCCAAAAGGAAAGCCGCTCAGAATGACTGAGCGGCTTTCTGCTTTCTTATATCGAACACTGATTCTGTTCGTTTTCTAGTTTTCGATCGATATCATCAATCGCATCATCGATCAGTCTGTAATTGCGACCTGCGAAAAAACCGTTGTTTATGGTATACCCTAAATTATCACCACGTGAAGGGGTCGCTGTCTTTAGGGTCTGAATATCAAACCCTCTATGCTTAAACACGGTCACGTATTTCTTTTCCAT